AAAACGGTTGACCACAGGCTCAAAGTGCAGTATAATAAACACTTAAACAGCAAAAAGGAGTTAACCATGTCAGCATTAAACACATACTTGGTCCGTAAAAACGCTTATGGTACAATCTTTGGTGCCAAAGAACTTACCCTGAACAATGCCACTGACCGTCAAAAGATTGCTGATTCAATTGATAGCGATTTGAGTCCTGAGAATTTATCTTGTGATGGTGAATTGCCCCGTAGTCTTGTGCAGAAACGCTACAAGGAATTGACAGCGGCGGCCAAGGAATTGCAAAAGTTGGACCCTTCTGTTAAATTTTACGAATTTGCATAATGAAGTTTGATTTTGACGAAGTGCTACAGTGGGCCGGCGCAGTATTAATCATTGCCGGTCACACATTGAATGCCATCGGCCCTTCCATGTATCCTTACAATATTGTGGTCTTTGCCGTGGGCACAGTGGCATTTTTAACCTGGGCCATTCGTGCAGGAAATCGGCCACAAATGGCAGTCAATTTTGTGTCAATAGCCATTGGGATTGTAGGGTTACTAAAGTTGTTGTAAAAATACAACAAAAATAGACTCAGAAAACGGTTGACAGTTGGGCCTAAATCGCTTATACTATGAACATAGTAAGGAACAAGGAGAGCAAGATGAGCAACGAATTTAAAAGCTGGGAAGAGATGACTACTGTAGAGCAGTATGCTTGTCAGTATTGGGATATGCACAAGGATGCATATGGCGTTCGCCCCCGTGGCATCGATACATCCGCTTGGACTGAAGCTGATTTTGAAGCTGAGTTCAAAGTTCTTGGCGAAGCAATTGACCGCGAAGAAATCGCTCGCAAGGCCTCCGAAGCTGAAGCTGTTACCAAGTTTGAACAGCATGTGACCAACACCATTTGTATGGGTGCTGGTACCCGCGAAGTTGCACTTCGTTGGATCATGGAAGCCAGCGATGCCAATGGTGATTGGGAATATTTTTGCTTCTGCAACGGCCTCCCATATCGCTACTTTCAAGTCAAGGAGACAGTATGATTACAGGTTACAAGGCAGAGTTCAACGGTCGCACATACGAAGTTGAACATGGCGATCCATTTGATCGCGGCATGTCAGACAGTTACTACAGTCGTCAACGAAACCCACACAAGGGTGGAGTAGGTGGCACCAGCGGTCCACGCATCGAACGCAACGAAATGAGTCTGCAGGAACAACTAGACTATGGTGCCGGCTACTCCTACAACGAAGACAGTGGCGACAAGAAAAATTGGGACTAAGGAAAATAATATGTGGAATCAACTTGATCGTGAACAAAAGATTAATGAAATAATTACCTGCGTGGCCTTTGTGGCATTTGTTGTGCTACTATGTTTCATGCCTGACTTGACCAGAGGTTAAATCGTGAAACAAAATAAAATTTACCTGTCCAAACGCAATCTACTTACTTTGCTGAGTAAGTTAGAACGTCTTGAACAGGGCGACCAAACTGCCTGCGCCATTGTCAAGTATGCCAACCCAACTGATCCATACTGCAATACCATGGACGAAGTAATGGTCATTGCCATCCCAGACAATGAATTTTATACCAATCGAGCACCAGGCGCCATGCACCCAGCAGATGAGGTAAAAATACAACAAAAACAGACTCAAAATAAACCAAAAAACGGTTGACCAAACAGGCAGAATCCGGTATAATACATACATAGACAGCAACAAACAGGAGTTCTAAATGGCATACATTGGCGCAAACGAAGTTAAAGCAATCCGCGATGAACTTAAAGCACAATTTCCAAAATTCAAATTTGGTGTGCGTAAAGGTTCTGGCAGTTTGTCAGTTGATGTTACCATCAAAGCTGGCCCTGCTGACTTCAGTGATGTGTTACAAAATCACGGTCAGATCAATCACTACCATTTGGGCAATTACGGCGAACACAAATCTTTCTTTGAACAGATCATTCGCATTATCAAAATTGCACCCAGCACCATACCCGGTGGCCGTCGTTGGTTTGATGAATCAGACGCACAGACTGATTACTTCCACACCGCTTACTACATGCACCTTCAAGTTGGCGCATGGGACAAGCCTTACATCCAGACCAAATAATGCAAGCCTTTAAAGAAACCACTGGCGGGTTGTTTCCAGCCCACATCTACTTGTTGGACAGCAACAACTTGGTTGCCTACATCAAGACAGGTGATACAGTTCCATTTTACTTTAAGAATCCCATCAAAGGATTTGACAAGCGTGGTCGCAAGTTTGTAGAAATTAAACCCAACCCATTCAATGCTGAAGTTACCTCAACCACAATAAAGGTGCAGGGTAGTAAGGGTGCAGTTTACGAAATTGATCCTGAGGCAAACTCTTGCACCTGCCCTGGATTCACATTCCGTGGTGCTTGCAAACATGTTAAAGAACTGGAGACAGCATAATGATTGACAAAATTAAAATTTGGTTGTATAATAACAGCATATGGTTATGGATGGATACAATTTTTTGGGCGGCACTGGTTGCAGTTGGAATTTTCTTTTTAGTTAAAAACAACTGATGTCTTATCAACTGGAATTTCCAGCATTGTATGCCGTGACCAAAATGAATCAACAGTTGATTCGTTTGGTAGGATCTAATTTAACACATTATTCAGTAGATGTAAGGATTGATTATGAGCGGTGGATATGCTTCGAAAAGGAATATGGCGAATGGTCGAGGGCTAGTTCAAACAACTTCAAACTTAACCAAGATCAGGAATCCAACTAAAATGCGAATTTCATTTAGACAAAGATTTAGAAACTGGTTGTTTGAAGAAAACGACAGCCCAGACATGGTGGTTGGCATAGACGATGCGCCTAATTTTGTGCAGGATGAAAACTCCATTCGCTTTGAAGTGGTCAATGCCGCAGGCGGTCGCATTGTACAAGTTCGTCATTATGATCGTGTCAAAGATCGCAATCTTACTTCGTTGCATATCATTACACCAGACGAAGACTTGCCAACCGCACTTGCACATATTTTAGCTCTAACTACATTGGGGAAATGAAATGCTGTCATTGCGTGAACTCATGTCAGAATATATTCTGTTTGCATTCGACGAAGAAGAATTGATGCAAAAATTTCAAGTCAATGAACAGGACCTTGCCAGCATCAGCGATGTGGACCTGCTTGAAATTTATGACCAAACATTACTGACACCGGTGCAACAATGATTTCGCTATACCATTTTAAAGAAGGTACCTCAGACAAGATCTGGGGCTGGACCAAAACTGATGATGGTGCTATAAGTTTTTGGGGCAGGAGTCGCGGTACCATGGCATTCAAAGTATATCATTCGGCTTATGAAGTTACCAAGGTTGAGCGGTCCAAGCGCGACAAGGGGTATCGATACATTGGTGATGGATCTACTGCATCAGTACTGCCAGATGACTTTCAGGGCCAGTTGCTTTTGGCCAAACTGGGTCAGGTTAAATTTGCATAAAATGGTTGACTTCCCAAGCCATTTCGTGCATAATAAGAATATGGACACAAAGTTCATATGCGTCGGACAAGCGATTCTTGTTCACACACTCACAGACAGGAGTTATTATGAGTGAAAAACTTTTTACAGTAGCCGGTTATTCAACCAAAGATGGCAAAGTTAAGGCTCGCTTTGCAACAGACATGACACGGATCAAGACCTTGGTCAAGACTGGTCATACTGACATTCAACTTTACGAGTTGGCCAAGCCAGCAACTAAAATTGAAGCACTGGAATTCTTGCACAGCAAGAACATCCACGGCACCGCAGGAGTTGCCGTTGCTGAGGAATTGGCCAAGCGTACCAAGCGCAAGGTTTCTGACCTCATCAAGACAGGCCCTGTTTCCAAAGCCGCCTAATAGACTTTGGGCCCTTTGGGGGCGGGCCAATGCCCCCTACATATTTTAAAGGATGCACATGTCGACTACAGTTAACACTTTTATTATCCATGCACTGGAAACACATCCTAGCCGCTTGAATAAAGAAGGCATTATTGAAGCCGAAGCCCAAGCAGGCAACGACGAGTTCTTTGCTGGTGTGCGTCTTGCACTGGACCCAATGATCACATTTGGTGTCAAGAAAGTACCCAAACACGGCGGCCCAGATGGACAAGGTCTGCCATGGGCGGCATTCAAAACATTGGCAGACAGTCTTGCCAGTCGTCAGCTCACTGGAGATGCGGCTCGTGATGCAATTGAGCTTTGCCTTAAGACTGCAAAACAAACTGAATGGAACGATTGGTACATGCGTATCCTTACCAAGGACCTGCGAGCCGGGTTTGGTGAGAACACAGTGAACAAAGTGGTCAAGAAAATCAAACCTGCTTACATGATACCTGTGTTTGAATGTCAGCTTGCACATGATAGTGCCAACCACGAAAGCAAAGTATGCGGACAACGCCTGATCGAAGTCAAGTTAGATGGGGTTCGAGTATTGACAATCGTGTACCCGGATGGTCGAGTAAACCAGTACAGCCGCAATGGCAAGGAATTGGTGAACTTTGGTCACATCAAAAGCCAATTCGAGCAAATAGCGACTGGCTTGCTGGAGCCCTGGGTGTTCGACGGCGAGATAATGTCAAGTAGTTTTCAAGACTTGATGAAGCAGGTGCATCGTAAGAGTGATGTAAATGCAGAAGATGCTGTGTTGAATTTGTTTGATTGTGTACCGTTGGTACACTTTAAAGCAGGCCGGTGGAATGCTAACCAAACTTTCCGTTCAGAACACATTACAAAATTTGTAGAAGCACACAAGGATACATTGACCAGTGTTCGTGCTCTAGGACAAGAGTTGGTTGACCTTGACACTCCGGCAGGACAGAAGCGTTTTAAAGAGATAAACAAGAATGCAATAGCTGGCGGTTATGAAGGTATCATGATTAAGGATCCGAATGCTCCTTATGAGTGTAAGCGAAGCGTATCTTGGCTCAAACTCAAACCCTTCATTGAAGTAAGCTTGGAGGTAAAAGATGTTGAAGAAGGCACAGGAAAAAACATTGGCAGGCTTGGAGCGGTTGTCTGTGAAGGCACCGACGATGGAAAGAAAATCCAAACTAATGTTGGGTCTGGTTTTACTGATGTTGATCGCGATAGCTTTTGGGGTTCACGGAGTAAAATTCTTGGACAATATATCGAAGTGCGAGCAGATGCTATCACACAGAACCAAGATGGGACTTTCTCCCTCCGCTTTCCTCGATTCCTACGATTCCGCGGATTCGAAGTTGGCGAGAAAATTTGAATTTGACTGCAAGTTTCCAGGATATGGAATGCCGCCAACCAAAGCAGAGCTAGAAGATGATTAAAGCTATCACGCCCAAAGATCCACACTTTGTCATCAATGATGGATTTATAGTTGCCAATCGTGCAGGCATTGAGATCAGTAACAGATGCCCAAAAAATTATATTAGTTTGATTCAGGAATGCATCAGCCACGGCTGGATTAACCCTGTGGCACATGTCACAGCAGAAGAATACATGGTCATGCAATTGAGCAATTAGGAGAAAGAAATGAAAGTAGTAAGCATTGATCCAAAAGAAAAAGAAAAACAAAAGATTAAAAATGACTTGCTAGAAGTGCTAGATGAGATGCGTACTCAAATTGAAGATGGCAACATTTTAGAATTTGTAGCGGTAAGTATCTGTGATGATGGTGAATGTCAAATACATGCCAAGGTAATAGACTTGCCAACAGGCATAGGCCTGTTTGAAATAGGCAAGCATATGATGATACAACAGGAGGCTTATTAAAATGGCTACAGAGAAGAAACTGGTAGAAGTTACCGACCAAGACACTTGGCCGTTCCCGCACCACCCAGCAGAAGAAGAAGAAGATATGAAAACAGAATTGGTATTGGTAGAATGTATCTCTACATTCCGTGAACGCTATGTTGTTGAAGTACCGCATGGCAAAAAAGAATGGGCCTTGGATACAGTTACTATGAATGAAACCGTTGAATTTTCACAAGAGCATCTTGGGGAAACAATTGTGTCACATCGTGTAATTGACGAAGCTGAATTCAATCGATTGCATGAAGAAGATAACGATTATCTAAAAAACTGGACCAGTGATCAGAGGAAAACGCTGATCACTCAAATTGAAAATAAGGAGAATACAAATGTTTAATAATGATGTTATAAATGATACAGGTTATATTACCTATCGTAGTGCCGAGGAAATCAATGACTCAATGATTCGAGTCTACAACTATATGGCCTTGGCAGTAGTCAACTCCATGTTGGTCAGCTATTTAATTAGCTCAAGTCCAGCACTGATGGCATTCCTATTCACTGGAGTAATGAAGTGGATTGTACTGCTGGCACCTATTGCGGCAATCTTTGCAATTGGATATTTCATCGATAAAGTATCTAAGTCTAGCGCACAACTACTGTTACATGGTTTTGCCGCACTGATGGGACTGAGCTTTGGATTTATTTTTGCAATATATTCACTGGGATCCATTGTAACAGCATTCATGGGTGCCGCAGTACTGTTTGGTTCAATGAGTCTGTACGGATACTTTACCAAGCGAAGTCTTGAGAGCATGGGCCAGTTTATGTTTATTGGCTTGATTGCCATCATCATTGCCAGCGTAGTCAATATCTTCATCGGCAGTACAGTGATGCAGATGGTGATCAGCGCATTAGCAATCATTGTGTTCTTGGGGTTGACTGCATACGACACACAAAGAATTCGAGAAGCTGTCAGTGTGATTCATGAAGGCAATGAAGAAGTAAAGGGTGCATTAACTTTGTACATGGACTTCATCAACATCTTCATTAATCTGTTGCAATTGTTTGGAGATAAGAAAGAGTAATATGGAAAATACAAAATTTATACCCAATGTGACCTTTGCATTTCGCGAAGGCGACGAGGCACCCGAAGGTGGTGGTTGCCCAATTGGTGGAGAGTTTGTTTTCAAAACAGCCAATGAGTTGTTTGGCGATAACCGAGTAATCATTTTTAGTCTTCCTGGTGCATTTACACCCACTTGTTCAACCTATCAGTTACCGGGCTTTGAAGAACAATACAACGACTTTAAAGCTCAAGGCATTGATGAGATTTATTGTGTCAGTGTCAACGATGCCTTTGTTATGAACGAGTGGGCTCGTAGCCTTGACATTAAAAATGTAAAAGTTATTCCAGATGGCGCCGGCAAATTTACCAGACTGATGGATATGTTGGTTGACATGAGTGACATTGGGTTTGGTTCACGCAGTCACCGCTATGCGGCTATTATAAGTAGTGGTAAGGTAGAACGGATGTTTAAAGAACCAGAATCATCCAAAGATGATGCAGACCCATACGGAGTATCTAGTCCTGAAAATGTTATGAAATACCTACAAGGAGAATAACATGGATGCAGTCAACCGAGCCGCGCAAGACGCCAGCAGAATCTATGATCAAATGCAACTTAAAAAAGCAGATCAACGGCATGAAGAGCTCAGGCTAGAAGCTCAGCGGGTCAAAGAAAACCAAGCAGAGAATGAACGCAAGCGGATTGAACTGAATCAACGGATGAATCGGCCAGGACAAAATGTAGACAAGATGGCATAAGGAATATTATGGAAACTGCTAAATCAATCTCTGAAAATTTAATTATGAGAGCCAAGAACTTGCAACAGTTTACCGTTTTCCGTGCCCTTAAAGGTTTTCCGTTTTCCGCAGGACATGTTCCGTTTAATATCCGTCATGTTGTAGGCTATCCGATGGAGTTTGATGTGCCGGCCCTAACACAACAAGAGGCCGAAGAGCGGGTTGATGCCTGGCTCAATGACATTGAGAATAATGATGAGTCCTAAAGTTGAAATACAATTTTATAAAGAAACGGTTGATGGATCTATGAAGATAGCCAGGACCGAATTGTGTGACAATGAGTTTGAAGCTGACGCAATTATAGAGTCAGAAGAAGGTCACTATGACAAAGTGTTAATAGTGGATCTCAGAGAGAAGAATTGACATGTTACTATTTGAGGCCGCATTACTAATGCTTTTCATCAAGCATTGGTTATGTGATTTTGTTTGGCAAACACAACCAATGATGAGAGACAAAGGCACCTATGGAGCCAAGTACGGAGTCTTACATTCTGTGTACCACGGACTTGGCACCTTTGCAGTATTTGCAGTATCGGGCATGGTGTTTGCATTGTTTTTAGCAATCATTGATTTTGTATTTCATTATCATATTGATTGGGCAAAAATGAAGTACGGCAACAAAGACAATGCCACTTCGCGATACTGGGCCGAGTTTGGTCTTGATCAACTGGCCCATAGTGCCACATATCTAATCATTGTTGCAATATTTGTAAGATCCGTATAATTGGTTACATCAATTCAAAAGGCCTTTAGTGGCCTTTTGTTTTTTATAAGTACTGTTAATGAATTTCTTTGACAAAATTTCCAAGCAGGTAAAAGAGCCACCCAAGAGAAAAAACTTTGGTTACACTGAGTATTTTCAAAAGGCAGAAAACATGCGAGACCACCTGGACAAAATTAGTCCAACCATGTGTCTGGCCAAATGGTTACAAGTCAGTATTAATCTGGCCAATGGTACCACACAGAGTTGTTATCATCCGCCACCGCATGCAATTCCTCTTCTAGAGCTCAAAGAAAATCACAGCGCATTACATAACACCAAGTTCAAAAAACAAGAACGAGAACTAATGTTAACTGGCAAACGGCCAGAAGGTTGTAGTTACTGCTGGCGGGTAGAAGACGCACCTGGTGGCGGCCCGCAAGGACATCTTAGTGATAGACATTACAAGTCCAGCGAAGCGTGGGCCGCACCTGACTTTCGCGATGTGGTGCTAAAGGATGTTGATTTTAACATTGTTCCAAGATATGTTGAAGTAAACTTCAATCAAGCTTGTAATTTTAAATGCATGTACTGTAGTCCTCACATCAGCACAGCATGGGAAGAAGAAATCAAAGAACATGGACCTTATAACTTTGACTTGCCAGGCTCGACCAAAGTTGATCATAACAATCTACGCAATTTAAAAGTTTCAGGATACATGCCGCTAGAAGTTGCTGTCAAGGACAATCCTTATGTGACAGCATTCTGGAAATGGTGGCCAGAGATTTATCGTACACTACGAGTATTTCGTATGACTGGCGGTGAACCCTTGATGGATAAGAACACCTTTAAGGTGCTGGATTATGTGAATGAGAATCCACATGGACAATTGGAACTAAGCATTACCAGCAACATGTGTCCTCCGGATCAAAAGTTATTTGACAAATTTATCAGCAAGGTGCAGGCCATCGAAGTCATACGCACTTATGAAGACACTGAAAACTTCAACAAATTCAGCAACAACTATTGGTATGTAGACAAAGGCTTTAAACACTTCTGGTTATATATTAGTCTAGATGGTGTAGGTCAGCAAGCAGAGTATATGCGTACTGGGCTAGATTATGAAAGGTTGATGTCTAATACTAGAAAGTTCCTAACTGAAACAAGATACACCACCGTAAGTTTTATCAACACCTTTAATATCCTATCAATTCCAAGTTTAAAAAGCTGGTTGCAAATGGTATTAGATTTACGAGTAGAATTTGGCGGAAAGAATCAAACTGAATTTGAAATTGCTCCTGAACCAACCGACCACGAAAAAGAACATGGCATTGAACACACCAAGTATTTCCAAAAGAAATTTCAAAGAATATTTTTAGACATACCGTTGCTAAAATATCCCAATTGGTTTGATCCACAAAATGCCACTCCAGTGCTAATTAGAACCATAGAAGATTGCTTGGAGTTCATGCGTAGCAATGCACAGCGAGAAGATTACAGAGAAACATTTGAAGGTTTTAAGCCACATGAGATCTTGAAACTTGAAAGAAATCTTGCTATAATTAAAGAAGGCAAAGATCCTGCTGTTGTTCAAACAAATAGACTACAATTTTATCAATACATAAATGAGTATGATAGACGCAGAGACACCACCTTCTTAGAAGTTTTTCCAGAGATGAACTCCTACTACAATGAATGTAAGTTACTACAAATGAGAATAGACGATGCCAAAAAAACATGATGAATCCTTTGCCGAATACAAAATTCGGATGGTTGACAGCACTAGCGACAGCTTCTGTGCGGCCAAATGGCTTAATGCCACAATTTGGTTGGGCAATGGACAAACAACCAGTTGCCACCATCCACTGGGGCATCAAATCAATGCGGCCGAACTCGAAGAAAATCCCAGCGCCATTCACAACACACCGCATAAGAAGCTGATGCGTAAGATGATGCAAGAGGGTACTCGCCCACAGGAATGTGAATACTGCTGGAAGATTGAGGACTTGGGCCGTAACAGCATCAGTGATCGTGTGTACAAAACTGCGGTATTCACGGACAAAGACATCATTGCGGCCGCCACCACGCATTGGCAACACGATACAATGTTAAAGACATTGGAAATTTCGTTTGACCGTACCTGTAACTTTTCTTGCAGTTATTGCAACCCCAGCTTCAGCACCAGTTGGGTCAAAGACATCAAGAAGTTTGGCCCGTATCGTAACATTGATGGAGATGCTCGTAGTCACTTTATCAATGCGGCTGACCATGCCATTCCAATTGCAGACGAAAGTAATCCTTACATCAAAGCGTTCTGGCGATGGTGGGACGAAGGGCTTGCTGACAACTTAGAAGAGATTCGCATCACTGGTGGCGAACCCTTGATGGCACCGGGTGTTTGGAAACTGATGCAATGGTTCAAAGACAATCAAGAGCGAGCAACCAACCGCGCCGATGGCGGTGTATTGCGTTATGCCATCAACAGTAACCTGGTGCCCAAGGATGACTTGATGGACAAGTTCATTGAACTGAGCAAGTTTGTTCCGCATCTTGAAGTTTATACCAGCAATGAAAGTGTGGGCGCACACAGCGAATACATTCGTGATGGTATGGTATACAGCAAGTGGAAAGATAATTTGCATCGCTTGCACACTGAAGGCAATATTAAAAAGACACACATGATGATGACCATCAATAGTCTATGTCTTGCCAGTATCACAGAATTTATGGATGAAATATTGCAATTCAAGCGTGAGCATAAGACTGTATATCCCACAATGAGTTTGAATATTCTGCGTTTTCCCAGCTTCCAAAGTTGCGCCATGTTGCCAACCAGCATTAGACAAAAGTATCGCGACAAACTACAAGCATGGTTGGATAATATAATTGCACAGGATGAAAGAGTACAAATGGGCACAGGACCACATGGTTGGCCTATTATGACTCCAATTGAGCGTGAACAAACACAACGGCTGATTGACTATCTTGATGTCATTAAGACGCCGCACAAGAATGTCAAGGACATGGGCCAACAGCACTTGGACTTTAAAAACTTCTACACACAATATGATGTGCGTAGAGGCAAGGATTTCCGCGCAACATTTCCGCAAGAGTTTGTGGACTGGTATGACAGCATTGATACACCAACACCTTCGAGAGAAGAAATCCTAAGTGGAACATACAGCGATGAAACTGGACATATTCCAGACCATCCGCCCGAAGATCCAAGCAAAGAAGAATTTTTCAACCCGGACTTACAATGAAACGAGTAATACCAATTTGGGAACCAGGTAAGCCAGCCAAGGATAATCCCAATCCTTACTTCTGTATGGCTCCATGGCGCCATACTTACATCAGTCCGCAAAGTGAGCGTAGACTATGTTGTGCCAGTAGAGAAGAGCACAGCTTCCAGAAGCAATACATTGACAGTAGCAATGACAAGGCCTACGGAGCAGTGACTGAAAGCAAGACATCATTGTCAGATTATCAGCCAGTCAGTTTAAAAGAACACTGGAACAGCGACTACATGAAAGATATTCGTGTCAAGCTGATGGCTGGTGAAGAAATTCCACAATGTGATGTGTGCAATCATAATTTACTAATGGAAGGCAGTTACAAGGGTTGGTTTACAGGTAATCTATTCCGCGAACAAATTCAAGCGGCGTTTGATGCAACAGATGAAACAGGCCATACCACAATGGAACCTGTCAGCTTTGACTATAGGTTCAGTAACCTATGTAATTTCAAATGCCGCATGTGTGGAGAACAATTGAGCAGTAGTTGGGAAGTTGAAAAGAAACAACATGACCTTTGGACACCCAAAGACCAACCCTTCATGGTTCCTGAAATAAAGTCTGCCATGCAAGACTTCCAAGCTCGTGTGGTAGAGCCCGAATTCAGAGATGCAGTACAGCGTGGCATCATTGAAGAAATGTATTGGGTAGGCGGTGAGCCATTGATGTATGATATACATTGGTGGACCTTAGAAGAAATGCTTCGTAATGGCAGTGCAAAAGATTGTTACATGCGCTACAACAGCAATCTAAGTCGTGTGGTATTTGGAAAAAAGAATCTGTTTGATTATCTGCCGCAATTCAAAGACTGGATGATGTGTGCCAGCATAGATGGCACAGGTGAAATTGTAGAATACATTCGTACAGGCATCAAGTGGAACGAATGGCTGGCCAACTTTAAAGAAGGTGTAAGCTTACCCGGCGGCCGAGAGCGCATGAAGTTGGACTTGACAATCACAGCACCAGGCATGTTTGCACTCAAAGATCTATTTGAACTAAGCTTGGAATTAGATGTTGAAATCATCACAAAGATTACATTTGCGTTCCATGCAGACATCATGTGGACACCAATGTCGTGGCCCAGACATATTTTAAATCGACACATTGAGGAACTTGTTGCTTACATGCGACCCTTGGCAGGACCAAAACAATGGAGTGTGATCAGCGCACTTGAGTCCATGCGTGATACCAGACAAACACATGAAGAAGCCTTTCCAGAAACTTACAAGTCTGCGGCCCGCAACGGAATGAATTGGGTCAAGCGGTTGGAAACAATCCGCAAAGACAAAACAACTATGGCCACAATCTATTCTGCAGATCCAGAACTGCTGGCATGGTGGAACAGTCTATGAAAGACACAAGATGCGTACTGCCTTGGATGCACCTGGCCAGCCATCCCAATGGCGGAGTCAGTCTATGCTGTCGTAGCAATCATACTGATGCAGTCAGTTGGGCAATGAAGCCGCGCACAACAGAATTGCAGACCTTTGATAATACCAACATCTTGACCATTGCCAACAGTGACAACTTTGTTCGTGTACGACAAGATATGATTGATGGCAAGGAACCCGTTGAATGCGAAGGTTGCTGGCAGGATGAAGCCGCAGGGCTGGTCAGCAAGCGCATGTACGAAAATGAACGCTGGGCACACATTGTACCAGAGCTGGAACAAACAGCGGTATTGACCAAACCAAACTATCGTTATGTTGAGCTAAGACTTGGCAATGTATGCAACAATGCCTGCGTAACCTGTAACAGTTTTAGCAGTAGCAAGTGGTACGGAGATGAAGTTAAGATTGCCAAGGACTTGCCTTGGTTTACATTGCGACCAATGGAAAACTTCAAGTGGCACGACCGTCCAGAGTTTTACCAAGAGCTGGCTGTATTGAGCAATGATGTGGAAGAGATATACATCAACGGTGGCGAGCCAACGCTGATCAAAGCACACTTTGGTTACCTTGAAAAGCTGATAGCCTCAGGGCAAGCACAACAGGTACACCTGGTGTACAGTCTTAACATGATGGATATTCCAGACAGGCTGGCTGACTTATGGAAACACTTTAAACGAGTCACTGTCAACTGTAGTGTTGACGACTATGGTGCTAGAAATTATTATATTCGTTGGCCCAGTGTATGGGTTGACACAGTCAACAGCATCAAGAAATTGGACGCAATTCACACAGTTGACTGGCATGTGACACAAACTGTCAGCATATTCAATGTGTTTAATCTAGACAAACTGGATGACTGGATGCTATATTCATTTGATAAAAATACAACGCATAACTATGTGTTGTATCCAGACTATCTAAGTTTACAGGCTGTTCCAACTGCACTTAAAGCACAATTGAAATCCAAGTACGAATACAAGTTTGATGATGCCAAGAGAAATGAATTGTATGCCAAACTTGACAGGCCTTGGATTCCTGAGTTGACGGTCAAAGCCAGAGAGTTTGTTACAGCGTTAGATAAGAGTCGTGAGTTAAACTATAAAACTTATGTGCCTGAACTGGAAAACATTATAAATGCAGATACCAATTAATATTGAACACAGCTTTTGTGCGGCCAAGTGGCTGATGGTCACCATGCACTTTGGCATGGGTGAGAATCACTCCTGCTACCATCCACCAATCCATCGTTGGGACTTGGCGGATGTAAACATAAACCCAGGTGCATTGCACAACAGCAAGCACAAGATCAAACAGCGAGAAATGATGCTGAATGGCATCAGGCCCAAAGAGTGCAGTTATTGTTGGGACATGGAAGACATTGATGCCACAGCAGTCAGTGACCGCAAGCGTTTTACCAATGAAACCTGGGCCATTGAACGCAGGCAAGAGATATTATCTGCGCCAGCAGACCGTCCTGTTGGACCAGCACACTTGGAAATTTCATTTGCCAACACCTGCAACTTTGCCTGTAGCTATTGCAGTCCCGGGCAAAGCTCAACATGGGAACATGAAATAAGCAAGTACGGTTCATATCCGATTGAAGATCCGACTGTGCATCGAGACAAGATGCACGACATGATACCCGAGGATAATAATCCTTACATTGATGCATTTTGGAAGTGGTTACCTGAAATATATTCAGGCCTGCGTTATCTACGCATCACTGGTGGCGAACCCTTGGCCACCCGTAACTTTATGAAGCTGTTGGATTATGTGGCAGAGAATCATAATCCTGAGCTGACATTGGTTGTCAACACCAACCTGTGTGTGCCAGAAAAGAACTTGGATCTATTCTTTACCAAGGCAACAGCATTGCTTGAAGCAAAGACTATTAAGGGTCTCGAAGTTTACACCAGCATGGACACATGGGGACCACAAGCAGAATACATTCGTGATGGACTTGACATTGTCAAGTGGGAAGCAACAGTACGCAAGGTCAGCACAACATTTGGAGTGCCTATTAGGGTGATGGTTACATTTGGCTTGATGAGTGTGTTTAACTTCAATGTCTTTGTGCAAAAAGTCATTGACATGCGAGCCGACGGTATCGACATCATGTTCAATTGCTGTCGTCTGGTTGATCCCAAGCAGTTTGACCTACGCATCTTGCCAGACAGTTGCGATCAATACTTTGATGCTGTCAATGACTTTGTGCTGACCAATCCCACTGTCAGCATTGAAAGAGAAACATGGGAAATGGTCTATCAGTTCTGGAAGTCTAGACACACCGTAATGAATGTGATTGAGCAGGCACATCGCCGAGATCAGTTTGCTCGATTCACAGCAGAATATGACAAGCGTAGACGTCTTAACTTTGCAGAAACATTTCCGGAATTAGCAGGATGGATTTGATCCGTGTTAACAGAACAAAATAAAGCAACATGGTGTATCACTGCCAACACAGGTCTGGCAATTCATCCAAACGGAAGTGCAACCTTGTGTTGTAAATTTGATGACGGAAGTGGATGGGCAAATACTTTAAATGTTAAAAATAACACCATTGACGAATGCTCCAGCAATACAAGATTTGTCCAAGCAAGAACTGCACTGAACACAGGGCAACGACATCCTGGTTGCAAACTATGCTTTGATGATGAAGACAGTGGTGTTAAGAGCAAAAGACAAAGTGACAATGAACGGCTGACAACGCACATTGATTCAATCTCTACTGATCTAGGAGTATTGGAATTATATCTAGGTAATACTTGCAATTTAAAGTGTAGAACATGTGGGCCGTATTCCAGTAGCCAATGGGTGGATGAGTTTTATACAGTATACAAAGACACACTACCATATGCATTCGACAACGAAGTTAAAAAGTTTGGAATTTGGATCAATGAATCTCGATCATGGCATAACAATTCCAGCAGATTCTGGCCGGATTTGTACCAGCACTTGGATACCATTCGTGTTATTTCAGTGTACGGTGGCGAACCTTGGCTCAGTAAAGAAATGTGGGCCATGCTAGAAACATGCATTGAAAAGGGAGTAGCAGGAAATATTGTACTACACTTCAACACCAATGGCACACAATATCCAGAAGAAAAAATTAAACTGTTTGAACATTTTAAACAAGTAGACATACAATACAGCATTGACGGAATAGGCTCACAATTTAATTACATGCGCCATCCAGCAGATTGGGACCAAGTGTATGATAACTATCTGCGATTGTTCAATTTAAAATTAAAAAATGTATCTCTTTCTTGGGGCATTACCGTCAGCATATTGAACTTTTTAAACATAAATGATATTATTAACAAGGCCAATGAAACTTCAATACTTTGCTACTTTGTTCAAGTAACTCGTCCTGAATGGTATAACATTGAAATTGTACCAGACAATGTAAGGTCTGCATTTATTCGCAGTATCAATGGCAATAAAGATTTGGCCTTCTTTGCAGATAGACTGGGTGCAAGTGCCCACAATCCAACATTGTGGAATAAGTTTGTAAAATATACCAAACAACACGACATAATCAGAGGGGAAAGTTTTGAAAAGACCTTTCCAGAATTGGCAAAATGGATTTAACACCTTTTAAAAACTGTCTGGCTCATCGGCATGGCCTGTACATATCAAATGAACCCAAGCCATACATGCCTTGCTGTTGGTTCAAGCCCGGTGTCGGCGCCACCACCTACAGCGAATATCAAAGTAAATTGAGTGAAATTGATATTGCCACCGGCTGTCGACATTGTATTGATCAAGAAAGTGCAGGCGCAACATGGAGCCATCGACAGTTGTTTAAAGATGTAAATGAGCTGGTCATTGGTGTATGCTTTGACAATCTCTGCAATATCAAATGTATCAGTTGTAATCCCTATTACAGTAGCCAGCACATAAGTGAGTGGGAAAAGTTGGACAAGTTCAATGCTCGCGGGCTCACCAAGAAGTACTTTACCACCATGATAGACCAGGGCAGTGACAAGCTTGCAATGATCGAAGATACTATATCTAACTCAAGCTTTAATAAGTTACGCCTGGAAATTTTTGGTGGCGAACCATTGATCAATCCAGTGGTTTTGAAATTTATCAAATGGTTGGCCGCTGGCGATCATGCCAGCGTTACCGAGCTGGTTATAACAACAAATGGTACTACTTCACTAAAAGTAATTGAATCCGAATTAAAAAACTTCAAGCGAGTATTGATTCAATTCAGTGTAGATGGAGTTGACGAGGTATTTGATTCACTGCGTTACGGCGCCTCATTTGACAAAATGAAAGTCAATGTTGATTACTTTCGAGAGTTGACACAGTTGCACGACAATCTAAATTACGGGTTTAATTTCACTTTGTCTTGGCTAAATGCTGACTCATTTTTGCCTTATTACAATTGGTTGCTGTTAAATTATATTGATACAGATAGTTTGCATTTGACAAAACTTGATAGACCAGAGCATTATGCAGTTGATTTGCTTCCATGCTCCATGCGAGACAGCCTGGTGGCATTGTTACCACAGTCTGCACCCAACCATCAGTTTCAACGGCTTCTGGATCTATATAAAGAGTCTTTACAATTCACAACCAATATTGACACAGCCCTTTTGAGTAAAGGTATCAATGAATTAAAAAAGCTAGTGACTGTTCGCAACCATAATGAACATATACAAAGATTGATTGACGACTACCAGTCCATGCCTGCTGAATAAATATCATTATGAACACTGAATTTAAACCGCTAGAGTTAGCAAAGAAAAGTAGAACTTTTTGCATCCTTCCATGGATTCACCAATATGTTGGGCCACCCGGAGACGTCAAGCCTTGCTGTGTATACGAACACAAAGAACAAATAGGCAGTCTTAAACAAAATACACTGGAAGAAATTTGGAACAATGACGCCACTCGAGCCATGCGTTTAAAGTTTCTAAACGGAGAAGAAGACCCCAACTGTGGCCGTTGCAACAGTAGGGTTGAATTAGAAGCAGAGTTCAAGAACAAATTTAACGATGACTTCTTTAAGAATAATCAAGCTGTCCACTCAATTGTGGCCGCAACCAATCCTGATGGTAGCCTAGATGAACACAAGTTGATCTACATGGATGTTCGCTTTAATAACCTATGCAACCTGGCCTGTCGCAGTTGCGGCCCGCACTTTAGCACCAGTTGGATTGTGGATAGTCGCAAGCTGTACAATAAAAAAGTAAAAGAAGACATCAATGATGAACTACAGTTTCCTGGGCAAACAGAAGAACAAGCATTAGAGGAAATGATGCCACACCTGCCCACAATGAAAAGCGTTTACTTTGCTGGTGGCGAACCTTTGATGCAAAAAGAACACTACGAAGTTTTAAACAAACTGGTAGAACTTGGCAATACCACATGCGAAGTCAGGTATAATACAAACTTTAGTAAACTGACATTGGGCAAGCATGATGTTGTTGAATATTGGAAGAACTTTAAAAATATAAATGTCAATGCCAGCTTGGACGGAAGTCATGCCAAGGGCGAATATTGGCGTCATGGACTTGTGTGGAAGGATGTAATAGCAAATAGATTGCGTATGCGAGCTGAATCTCCACATGTTAAATTCAACATTGGCTTCACACTCAGCTGGCCCAATGCTCACAACCTAATTGAATTCCACAGAGAATGGGTAGAACTTGGTTATATTCATCCAGACAACATCTTATTAAATGTCTTAGATGGGCCAAGCTATTACTCATTGAAAAATATTCCAGACTGGAAGAAGCATCAAATTGAAAAGCTTTTTAGAGAACACATGGCTTGGCTACAGGAACGAGGATGCAATAAACAAACTCTGTTTATGTACGAAACAGCCATTGGGTTCATGTGGCAAGTACGCTCACTTGAAACTTATAAGATCACCAGCTTGCATGACAGTTTGAAGAACTTTAGTCGCATTACCAAGAAGCTGGATACAATTCGCGGAGAAGACTTCTGGATCACATTCCCAGAGCATGCTGATATTCGAGACTACATGACCCAACATGATCTACACGACGAATTTGATTACTAATGAATGAGCAAAAACTGTTTAAAATTCGTCAGGCAACAAGTCCAACATTTTGTTTGGCCAAGTTTCACGAAGCAAGCATTTGGGTGTACTCGGGCAAGATAGCCAGCTGTCATTATACGCCATTCCTGCAGGTTGGCACCACTGTTGACACATTCTACAATCCCCCAGACAAGCGCAGTCACCAACAAAGCATGCTGGCTGGCGAACAACCACCTGCTTGCAACAGTTGCTGGCATTTTGAGAATCTTGGCTTGACCAGTGATCGTACTCGCAAAAGCCTGGCATTTACGGATCATTTGACAGCAGAGGAATATTTTGATCCTGCTTACAACTTTAAACCAAAAGCATTGGAGTTGGCATTTCAAAACACCTGCAACCTGGCCTGTAGCTATTGTAGTCCACAGTTCAGCACCAGCTGGATCAATGACATTCGAACTCGCGGTGTATACACTGGAATCATCACAGACGACCGCAAGCACTATCAAAAGGATCTGAACGAACTGGATGAAATGATCGCACCCCCAGATATGACATTGTTCTGGCAGTGGTTTGAAACAGTTGCTCCAGGACTAGAAAGTATTCGTGTCAGTGGTGGCGAACCACTCATGCACGAAGAAGTATTCAAACTGTTTGACCGGATGATAGAGATCAATCCCAATGTTGAATGTGTAATACACACTAACCTTTGCCAAAAGCCCGTGGTAATTGAACGATTCTTAGAAAAAGCCAAACGATTAAACAACCTGCGTGTCAATGTCAGCAATGAAAGCGCAGGCGCAGTGGCTGAGTTTATTCGTGAAGGCATGGTCTACGATGAATGGTTGCATAACATGGAATTATTATGTAATAGCAATGTCAGTGTGGCCACAGTCAGCACAACCTGTAGCGCAATTAGCCTGCAAGCCTTGGATAAAATGTATATTGACATCATTGCCATGCGCGAGCGCACTCGTATTAAACCAGCCGTCACTATTAATATGGTAGACAAACCAGACTTCCAGGGCTTTGGTTGTCTAAGCAGAGCAGACAGAGACTTTTATATCAAAAAATACACGGCTTTCTATGCCAGTATTCAAAATGATTTACTTCCATTTGAAGTAGAGTACACTGAGCGACTGATTAAAATGTTAGATGCAGGTTTAATCAAAGATAATCAACCAGCTCTGCGGCAAGACAGTGATGTATTCTTTGAGCAATACACACAGCGCAGAAATAAACCTGTTAATTTTGCACAATTTATAGGATTGGTCTAATGCTGGTATACAATTATACAACTCTGGACAATGAACAACAGCAAGTTCAAGTTGAATTATTAGATAATAAATTTGTAAATGAATGGCGACAATACCTGACTCGTACTGCCGCTAGATTGCCAGCCATATTATGGAACTTCAGCAGTCATGGTATGTCCAAGCAGTATCAAGCAGATCCATTGCCGCCTCTGAATCAATTGCACAACAGCTTTGTATTTTTACAACAGCATCTTGGGTTGAATTTTAATAAAGAAATTGCAGACCTATCACTGTTATTAAACGACCCTTACAAGCTGACGCAAGTGCAACTCAACACTTGGCACCGCCATTTTACCACTGTGGCCACCGAATACTACAGTGGCAAAATAGCAATGCCCAATGGGGTCAGTGTTGATCAACTGTTTCATTCAATTCACGCCATCAATCAAAATGTACATGACCTGGAGTTTGTCACATATCCGGCGCTGAGCCGCCGGGCCGCCCTTGACAATCGGTTGCAATACAGCGCATTTTGTGCAGATGCTCGAGCATTAGAAGGCAGTAATGCATTATGGGTCAGTGGCCATGCAGAAGGTATCACTGACTCATTTGACCCGGTCACTGAAGAATATCATTATGATGTATGGATCAATGAAGACATACAGGGCAAAGATCACATGAAGGCCTGGCTAGACGAAGACAACCTATTGGAAACGGATGTGTGGGGCAACAGCTTTATGACTCCAAATGTCATGTTTGATCCTCACATGATATATGCCAGCATAATTGACAATCCAGAGTTCATGGCTGATTATCAAGCCAGTGACAAGAAACTGAATCGCTGGCCCTTGGGCAAGATAGTTAACACAGTCAATTGGTCAAGTTTAATGAAAAGCACAATTAGTTCTATCGTATTAGATAATGTTACATTATGGAAAGTTCAATGAAAAAAATAGCATTTGGGTTATATGATCAACTTGGACACAAGTCAAAAGAATACAGAGATCATGTTCGTGCAATTACTCTGTTTGATATTAAAGTGTCAAAAGTTAGAATTGATAAAAATGACAAGAATTTGTTTGAAAGTGACAGCATTGATATCCTATTAAATCAAGCATATGATCTAGGTTATAACTATATCTATGTCATGAGCATTGGATATATCACCAGTGACCATAGTTTACTGTACGAAATTCATGACTTTGCTGAAAGTAATCAGTATGGTTTAGTGGCACATATATTAGAAGATAAGAATTATGATAAAAATGCATGGTTTAAAAATCAAGGTGCATGGTTTCAAATTCATCCGCAGAGCTTTTATTTGAATTTAGATGTTTGGGCTCGGATTGGAAAGCCCAAATTCGGCAACAATGAGCATGTAAAAGATCTAAAACTTCCAGATTATAATCGTAGTGTAGAAAATATTCACGACGATTACACTCCACTGTGGTTAATGCCAACGGGGCCTCGTACCGACAAGGTGCCATCCAATGAGCAAACTTATACAGGTGCAGTCAAACAAGGATGGAATTTAATTGCAACCTTGTTGTCAAACAATGTGGCCATTGCGAATTTCTCGGAAAGTGCCCGTAGAAAGAAATCATACCTGTACCCTGAAATCGACGATGACAGATTTCAGCGAATTTTGGACGGCGAAACTGGCCTAACAGTTGAACCAACTGGTCCAACATACGCACAACATCAATATCTTAAAGAGACAGACTTTAGTCGAGTTCCCAACGCTGTTTTTGTGTTCAACAATGACAGTATGAGCTTAGAACAGATAGGTTTTTATCCAACAATGAAATTGAATACACTATATGCAGTGGCCGCTGGATTTAAACCTTTTCAATTGTTGACTCAAGTCGACTCAACTGCTTCGAGGGTTGTATACATTGATTATAGTCAGCAAGCACTGGATTTTAGAAAATGGCTAGTTGAAAACTGGGACGGAGAAGATTATATCAAGGCCATTGCAGACTATAATCAACTGGTTCCAGAATTTGACCCAATTTGGATGCCTGGTCGTCAACAACAATATCCACAGGAATGGGCAAATACACTTGATTTATTTGGTGGCCAACAACAATGGTTAAAGTTCTGGAACAAGTACAAGGCACTGGAGCATGCGTATTTAAAAATAAATCTGTTGAGTGATTATGAATCCTTATTATGTGATATGCAATCACACCAAGGGAATAATATGATATGGATCAGTAATAGTTTTTATACGCCGGCTACAGTTAGGAATTTTCCACCTGGTGAATTAAAAGCATATTGGGACGAGTTTCTAAAATCTGTAGTTGACAACAATGTTTGTGTACAAATGGTTGGGAATGATCACACTGGTGGATATCAAACACAGCTACATGGTAAAATACAATATGAATGAACAGGTTGTTGAATTTTTTGCCGGCACGCCCTGGACTTTTAATTTTAAAGAACAGGCAGTTCCTGAATTGGAATCCGACAGAGAACTGGTACAGTGGCTGGTACACAAAAGTGGCTGGCCATACCTGCCATTAGAATTGCCTGGTGCCCCTTATGCAGACATGCTGGCAGAAGCACTGGCATTAGAGGACTTGTTTATTGCACATAGAAGTTATGGCAGTCCAGGCTGGCGAAGCATTTGTTTACACGGCGAAGCTTGGAATAAAACAGACTACTACACCGCCTATCCTGAAAATGCAGGTCGGACAGCCAATGACATTGTGTATAAATGGACAGAAATTGCAGAACGCTGTCCGGTCACTACGCAATACTTTAGAGACGAATTTCCAAACCATAATTATCAGCGACTGCGATACATGTGGCTGGATCCGCAGGGCTACATTGAACCACATCAAGATAGAACAGAACATTTCTTATCTCCAATCAATGTGGCATTAAACAATCCTGACGGTTGTGTTTTTAGAATGAAAGATTGCGGCGATGTTCCTTTTAAAAATTCAGGTAATGCTTGCCTGGTTGACATTGGTAACATACATAGTGTATGGAACAACAGCACAGAGCCCAGGATACACATGATATCGCATGGCACACCCTCTGCTACATTTGATAAAATAGTAGCAGACAGCCTGAGAGCCGCACTTAAATGATATATGACCTAACAAAGATACGCAGAGTGCAGATAGAATTATCCAGCAGATGCAATGCCAGCTGTCCTGCATGCAGTCGCAACTACAGCGGCGGCATGGTAGTGACTGATTTTGAACAGGTTGATCTAAGTACCAACGACATGCGGGCATTTTTTACCCCAGAAATAATTAAAAATATAGAACACATAAACTATTGTGGCAACTTGGGTGATCCAGGACTGGTTAAAGATTTGCCCGACACCTTGTTATACTTTAAAGTTTATGGCAGTAAAAATTTAAAGCAGGTGGTGCGAACCAATGGTGGCATGCGCGGCCCCGAGCATTGGGCCAAGATTGCCAGACTATTGCCCAAGCCCAATTTCAAGCCAGACTTTCCATTCTCCAAAAGCGGAGTAGTGTTTGGAGTCGACGGCTTAGAAGATACCAATCACATTTATCGACGCGGCGTTGTTTGGAACAAGGTCTGGGACAATATGAAAGCATACAGCGAGGCCGGCGGGTATGGCATTTGGGAATATTTGATTTTTGATCACAATAAACATCAAGTTGATGAAGCTCGAGCCCTGGCTGAATCGTTGGGATTTACTTTTATTCTTAAAACTCCGCTGGGATTTGGAGAGCAAGAGGGCATAAAACGATCATTGAATGTGCATGACAAAGACGGCAACTTTGAATATGCAATTTGGCCTCATGACCATGTGGGAGAACGAGTTGTTCCAAAGCACAGTAAGGAATATAAAATTTCAATCGACCGTTTCAGTAATCATATTCCTATTCTTTCAAAATATAGCAGTACACTTGGTAAAGAATCAGTGATTAAATGCAAATCATTTGAATACACAGAACATCAGGAAATTTTTATATCGGCCAGCGGCCATTTATTACCCTGCTGTTATTTAGGCGGCGCCTTTGGACAACGAAATACCAGCTATGCAAGATATCAATTCAATGACAAAATTGATAAAACAGGATTAGATGAATTTGACCTTAGAAAACACAGCTTGGTTGACATACTGTCTGGCCCTAAATTCAACAACTTCTTTGATGATGCTTGGAATAAAGATTCTGTGGAAAATGGTAAAATGTTATTTTGTGCCGAAGTGTGCGGGGAAAAGAGTTCTCATGATAAAATATACGAAAAAGGAATAACAAGCGGCCCAAAAGTATAAATATAGCTTTAAAGAACTCTATCAATGAAAAAAATTGTTATATCAGCATTGTTTCTTTGCTCTACATTAAGCCATGCTTGGGAGCAGAGACCACCATTGCCACTGTCAGCATGTGCAGTACATGCACCTTATGGATTCCCACAGACCGCAGGCGTGCAAACCATTTGCCGTCAAGCATATTTGGTAGGGTATGACGCCGCCGCCAAATTACCTCGGTATGTCACATACGAACTTTTGCCAAACAATGCATTGGGTTGCATAGCAAGAACAAATGCATTTGTACAAGATCAAAGCATAAAAAATGGGCCACACCCAGACGACTATGCGGCCACCGGCTACGATAAAGGGCATATGAGCCCAGACGGCGATCTGTCATGGGATCAGCAAGTTGAGTATGAATCATTTCTAATGACCAATATGACACCACAAGCTGGTAGCTTGAATCGTGGCATTTGGAAGCTGTTGGAAACCAGCATTCGAGGCTGGGCGGTACAATTAAAACAGCCATATACAATTTATGTTGGTGGCGTATACAATGCCCAAGACAAGCGCATTGGCAAAGGCGTTGTGGTTCCAAATGGTTATTACAAAATTGTTATTAATAATCAAACTAAACAAATAGCAGGATGGGCATTTCCCCATGTTGCACCTTACCCTAACTTGGGCAACGATCTAACTAAATATCGTATGCCAATTGCACAGATAATGCAAACGGCAGGGGTAAATTTTTCTTTCCCAAAAGGGGCAGTCGAACTTGCACCTGGACAAGAATGGCCGGTTGATTTTGGTATGTTAACCAATGCAAAACGGGCAAAATGTGGCGCAAGCGCATCATCTAAATAAGGATTAATAAAATGTCAAAATGGACCAAAAACGGTGTAGCAACAACTTATGAAGCGTTGCTTGCTACATTCCTAGTGTACGAGGCAAACCTGCCAGAAGACGACAGAGAAAAATGCAGAGCCGCCAAAGATGCTGTGATGGCAGTTGAAGGTGATGGCAAAACAATCATGGCAGACTCCAATCCAGCTAAACAAGTTTGGCTAATGTATTTTGGCAGTTGGATGGACGCCAATGGCGTTGCTCATGATCAAACACAATAATTAAATTTTTTAATCTAAAAGAAATGGGCTTCGGCCCGTTCTTTTTGACCAATAATCGGGCAATAACACACTACTTAATTGGTAATATAATTATCAAAACGGAAGAATCGCCACATACGGTATCGCTAGACAGGGCACATTGGTAGCCCTGTTTTCTTGACTTGTTATAAGTATTTTGCTACAATAACATGATGAAAGTAATTAATGTCATTGCAGGCCCAGGTGCAGGTAAAAGCACTCTAGCGTCAGGACTTTATCATGAAGCCAAACGCCGAGGGTGGAATGTAGAATTGGTAACGGAAGTTGCCAAGGACCTAGTTTGGGAAGGCCGCACAGTTGCGCTTAGTAATCAAGCGTATGTGTTTGGTAGGCAGATTCAACGCCTACATAGACTTAGTGGACATGTCGATTATGTAATAACCGATAGTCCAGTGTTATTGAGTGCTATCTATGCTCCGGAGGATTACCCCAAAGAGTGGGAGCAGGTAGTAGTAGAACTCTGGAAGCGTTACAACAATGTTGTGGCTTTTCTAGGGCGCGGCCCGTGGTTCGATGATCATGGCCGTGTGCATAGTCTCCAGCAGAGTTTGGAGATCGATCGACGGATTGCGGTGCTCTTGGCCAAGCATGATATAACCTACACCCAGGTTGATCATGGATACCAGAGCCCAGGTGAAGTCTTAGATGCTATTTTAGCGTCAAAGGCCTGACTGGAGGTAATCCGAATGAAAGGAGGTGTAAAATGCACATGAACCATAAATTTTTATTGGGCATGTCTAAGCAAAGGATAGAATCTTTGCTAGTTAAGGTGACGCTGTCACTTTTAATTATATTTGTAATTTTTGCAACTGCGATGGCTCAGCCATCGCAAGCGCAGAGTCGGGCATACACAAACAGTATGACGTCAATCACTGACTGGGTATCTGGTCAGCTTCATGGTTATGAAAATGAAACCTGGGAACACAAGGTTCGCAGGCTAATGAATTCACAACTTGAAGAGGTGGGTGGTATTCGTAAAGCAATCAATGACAAACAAGTGCGTTGCCTTGCGGAAAACATCTATTATGAAAGTAGAGGAGAGTCATTGGAAGGACAGATTGCAGTTGCCAAGGTAACACTCAATCGTCTAGATGAAGGCTATGCCCGCACAGTATGTGGAGTAGTCAAACAGCGCAATCCCAACGGATGTCAATTTGAATGGGTATGTACTGGGCCAGCATCAAACCCAGCTGGATCTCTCTGGACACAGGCAATAGGTATTGCCGCATTGGTGATTCATTCGCCAACGGCGGTGGAGGATCCGACCAACGGAGCCACCCACTTCCATGCTACATACATTAACTGGCAACCAGGTTGGAAACGAGTCAAAGATTCAGTCCAACACATTGGCAACCATGTTTTTTATAGAACTAAACCAAAAGAGGAAAAATGAGAAAATTATACTCAGCTAGATTATTAGAAGTACGGGGTACTGACACCCTAGAAGTAGAACTAGATCTAGGTTTCAATGTGTACACACGCCAAAAGATTAGATTGTTTGGCGTATCGTCGTGCGGCAAAGATAGCGATGTACGCATTGTGTTGACAGAGCTTTGCAAGGATGGACTCATCGTAGAACCCATCATTACCAAAAGAGCCAAACTGGGCCGTGTGCTTGGTTGGGCATACATTGCAAACGAAACTGGCGAACCTACATTAAATATCAACGAGGCACTAGTGGAGCAAAACTTGGCCACCAGTTTCCAAGCCCCGGAAGAAGAGGAAGATGATTAATGTACGAACCAGGACTAACTGCCAGAAAAATAGCAGAGTTTGACACTGCTATATTTGACAAGTATCGTCAATGGGAACTGACATTTGACTGGGATCCATCAGAAGATCCCAACAGATACATTCGCACTGATGGTACTCATATGATATATTTGCCCATTTACAACCAACGCAATAAGCAAAGCCGTCGCAAACTGCAGGACGAAAACAGCTTTGCCAGTCTGACCACAAAATACACAGATGAAATTAATACATTATGGAATGACATATTAAAACCGCAATGCGAATACCTGGCCAACATCACCGGTATCGCTGATCCTTTCATTGTGCAAGCTGACATTGCACGAATGAAACCAGAGTCAGGTAACACGTCACTGCACACAGATACCAGGTACAATCAACGGTACTCGAGAAGATACAATATTGCAATCAGTACCAATGACGATTGTTGGCTGTACTACCAATCGTATGATTTAACAATTGGTGGCACTCGAAATCACATCAGTGAAGGGGAAGTTTGGGAACTGAATAACAAAATAGTTCACGGTGCCGTAAACTATGGCAACACATGGAGAACGCACTTGATCATTGATATAATGCCTAAGAACTATTTTGCTCGTATGTGTAGCCTTTATGATCCGTATGCCAGAGTTCCAAATCCACAAGATAAAAATACAACCTATGATTATGACATCAACGGTAATTTAATACACGAGCCTTTATTCAAAGACTTACCACATTGCTTTCCAGCAAGGACACACTCATTATGAACAAGACAATCACATTTGCAGACAAACTAACTGCATGGTTTGCATTATTAAGCGGGTTAAGTATTTCCGCAGTGGCAGTATGGTACTCAGTGGCAGGACTGGTTGCAATCTTTGCGGCCAGTGTTATTCCTATTATTGTCATGGGCGTGGTACTTGAAGTAGGTAAGCTGGTTGCAACCGTTTGGTTAAAACAAAATTGGGCCATTGCTCCTAAGTTGATTCGACTGTATCTGTTTATTGCAGTAGTAATCCTAATGCTGATTACCAGCATGGGCATCTTTGGTTACCTTAGCAAGGCACACTTGGACCAAGCAGTACCAACAGGCAATGTTGTTGCACAGGTTGCAATTTTTGATGAGAAAATTAAAACTGCCAAAGAAAACATTGATTCTGGGCGCAAGGCGCTCAAACAAATGGACGCTACCATTGATGAAACCATTGCCCGTAGCAAAGGTGAGCAAGGTGCAATAAATGCAAATGCCATGCGTACTCGACAGGCCAAAGAAAGAACGCAGATTCAATCAGACATTGCCCGGGCCCAGGTTGAAATTGCCAAGCTCAACGAACAACGGGCACCAGTTGCGGCAGAGTTGCGTAAGGTTGAAGCTGAGGTAGGACCCATCAAATACATTGCCGCTTTGCTGTACGACGACAACCCAGACGCCAATACATTAGAAAAAGCAGTTCGCTGGGTTATTATTTTAATAGTTGTAATCTTTGATCCTTTGGCTGTTGTGCTGTTGTTGGCAAGTCAGTACAGTTTTGCTTGGTTCCGCAGACAAGAAGAGCAAGAACAATCCGCAGTCATTGCAGTACCTGTTGTAGAATCTGTTGTGCCGGAAAAGAAGGAACCAACCATAACAATGTTAGACTCCGGTGAAACAGCAAATATACCAGAAGATGTTGTCACTGCATATCCTGCCAACGAACAAGACATTGCTGAATTTGCAACGGCCAAGGAAGAAGCCAAGGAAAAAGTTTGGGATCAACCGGTAGAGAAAACTGATAGCTATCCACCGTTTGAAGGCATTAAGAATCTCGACAGTGGCGTCTGGGAACAAACGGGCCCGGCATTTGAAGAACCCAAAGCAGTGACACCTGTGATGGAAGCGCCTCCGGGCACACCTGGCGAAGTATGGGACACTCCTTTAAAAGAAAGTTCCGAGCAACAGCCAGAAGATAATTTGGATAAAATATATAAGGCCAGTACTGAAAAGCTGGCCAAAGAGCATCGCACCAAGGGTTGGTTTCAAGCAACATTTCCCAAGCGCGATGACAAATAACAAAGGTTTATCTTGAACGATTCAAATGTGTATGTTGTCAGTCCCCCAACATTGTATATGCCCGGCGGCGGACTTGCCTTTTGTCTTATTAGTAATGATAAGACCTGGCAAGACTCAATCATTGAGCTATTAGAAAAAGGAATCCAGGATAATCAGTTGACTTTTTATGTCAATGATTCAGTGAGTGTGGATCCTAAAACATGGGTTTGGTATTGGCACATTGCCAACAATTGTAGCATGATCATATGTGAACTGGCACATGCCACAGAGCAAGAAGTCAGGATGGCCTTGGCCATGTGTAAAGAAAACATGCCAGTTATATTCTATGTCAAGCCAGGCAATGATGAATTTATTGCTTTGTTAAATGCCATTGATATTCCTTGGGTTGAAGACCATGATGAACTGATAAAAATTATGGAGTCGGCTTTTGGCGGATAAATCACCAACATTAAACTGTAGCTTCTGTAATAAACACAGAGATGCTGTCAAGGCATTGATTGCAGGAGACAAGGCATATATTTGTAATGAATGTATTCACCTGTGTCTTGAAGCAATGAGTGAAGAAGTCAAAGAAGAAAAGTCTGAGTTTGACGATGCTACCACTCCAAGAGATATTAAAAACTATTTAGATAGGTATGTGATTGGACAACATGAAGCCAAGCGTCAGCTGAGTGTGGCAGTACGCAATCACTACAAACGACTGAGTCAAGGTGATACCGACCTTATTAAGAAAAGCAATGTGCTGTTGATAGGTCCCACTGGTAGTGGCAAGACTTTATTGGCCAAGAAGTTGGCAGAACGGATCAATGTACCATTTGCGATTGCAGATGCCACCACATTGACCGAAAGTGGATATGTTGGTGATGATGTAGAAAATGTTATTCATCGACTTTTACAAAACGCAGGCGGCGATATCAAACGAGCCGAGCAAGGTATTATCTACATTGATGAAATAGATAAGAAAGGTCGTAAGAGTGAAAGTGCAAGTATCACTCGCGATGTGTCAGGCGAAGGTGTTCAACAAGCTCTGCTCAAGCTGATTGAAGGTACCGAATGTCGTGTGCCTGTGGGCGGTGGCCGCAAACATCCCGGGCATGACGCAAATGTAATCAACACAAAAAACATTCTGTTTATATTGGGTGGATCCTTTGTTGGTCTTGATGAACAGGTCAAGAAAAGAATAACTGGTGGCACCAAGATTGGCTTTGGTGCCAGCATGGACAAAGCAGAAGCTGACACTGGTCATTGGTTACATTCAGTGGAGCCTGAAGACTTTGTCAAGTTTGGAATGATTCCAGAATTTATGGGTCGTGTACCAATTGTTGCCAGCCTGGACCCATTAGGCATTGACGAGTTGGTAAAAATTATGTCCGAGCCCGAAGACAGCATTGAACGAGAATACAAGTCCATTTTTATGATGGATTCAGTAGAGTTAGAATTTACTCCAGAATCCAAAAGTGCCATTGCTAATTTGTGCGTTACTAAGAAAACTGGTGCCCGTGGCTTACGCAGTATAATTGAGCAAATTCTGCTAGATATACAGTTTAATCTACCTGAATTGGCTCTAGAAGGATTAAGTAAAGTTATAATTACTGAACAAAGTGTGGTGGACCACACTCCTGTTAAAATATACAAAAATTTAGAAATAGTAGCATAAAAGGACATGATGAGTAGAGACGCACCAAAAAGAGAATCGCAATTTAATGGATCAATAGTTTACATCAACGACGGCAATGTTGAAAAAGCTCTCCGTAAATTTAAAAAGAAAATCCAAGACAGCGGCAAGTTAGAAGAAGTAAAAGCCCGCATGGAATATGTCAAGCCCAACATTGTTAAAACACAGACAAAAAATAAGGCTCGACGCAGACACCTAAAACAAGTTGAAGCAGATGAATTAGCAGGACGCAGGCCAGCCAAAGACGGTGGCAGAAAACGGCTATATTAAACTTGACTTCGTTTTAGAACATAAGTATAATTGTGTTATGCTAGTGCCAAGAGGGCTGGCAACGCACCGTGAGGCTCATGAAGAGCTCACAATGTTTAGACTCGCTATAAGGAGACTACTATGACTAATCTAACACTTCATCACCCGTACCAACGCTTTGGCCTTGGCTTTGATCGTATGTTCAACGAACTGGATCGTTTGCTACAAGCCAGCAATGGTAACAATACTGGGTATCCTCCATTCAATATTGAAAAACTACAAGACCATGCATATCGTATTACGATGGCAGTGGCTGGCTTTTCAGAATCTGATATTGAGGTAACCCTGCAAGAAAACACTTTGACTGTGAACGGCAACAAACAAGAAGACGATACCAAAGAGTATCTACATCGTGGCATTGCCAATCGCAGTTTCAAGCGTGAGTTTGTCATTGGTGACCGAGTTGAAATTAATACTGCAAGCCTTAAAGACGGCATGTTGGTAATTGATTTAACTGAGGTTGTACCTGATAAAATCAAACCAAAGAAAATTCCTTTAATCAAGGAATAACTAAGAATGTGTGGGCAAGTGCAAAAGCTTGCCCACACTAAATATAGTGACTAACACGGAACATAAAAAATGTCAGATACTGCTACCGAAACTATTAACAAGACTGAAAACATCATTGGAGTCAAAGAACCAGAAAGATTCCGCGTGGTCATTTTAAACGACAACAGCACACCAATGGAATTTGTTATAGAATTGTTAAAAGTTATATTCCATCATTCACAAGAAGGCGCAGTTGCAATCATGTTGCAGGTACATCAGCTTGGCAAAGGCACAGCTGGAATTTATTCGTTTGAAGTAGCTGAACAGAAGGCCATGGAATCTACACAGATTGCTCGCACCAATGGTCACCCGCTTGGGGTCAGCGTTGAACTTGCAGGATGAAGAACTACCTCGCAAATTAATCATCGACATAGATGATACTTGCCTTGACACATTAACAGCATTTGTTCGTTGGCTTGCTAGCTTAAATCGACTCAAAGGTGTTGCAGGCAATCGAATTACCAACAGAGAAACACTGGGCCACTGGTTGAATATTCCAGATGATTTAGCAGACCTTTGGATGAGTGAATTCTGTGAGCGTACTTGGCAATGGGGCGCATTGTATCCAATGATGGGTGCAGAACAAATACTACCAAAATTGGCCGCGGCAGGTTGGGTCATCATTGGGTACACCAAGTCCAGCAATGAAATGAGTCGTGCAATATTGCGTAGAGCAAACTTAGAATTAATCATGCCCGGTGTGTTCAAGGAATTGTATGTGGTTGGCAGAACCGCCAATTTATATCCGCTGTTCAAAGAACACGAATATGCGGTCTGCGTTACTAGTACAGAATCCACAGCCCGAATCAGTGCTCAAGCTGGGCATGCAACATACATGATCAAACAACCGTGGAACCTGGACTTTTCTGATATATCTGTCAGGAAATTCAACGATTGGGTTGAGATAGAACAAGCATTGAACAACGCAGTCATCTAAATTTGTCATAACTATTAGCATGACAACGCAACTTATTCCAACAAGAAGAATCCTTTGGGCCGAAGCTGACCGTAAAACTCTGCGCCTAACTGGCAAAACACAATTTGCATTGCCAAACGCATTGCCTCCCGGTGATGTCAATGATGGTGACACAGAATATTGGGTGGCACTTGATCCAGCATTGGGTTTTACATTGATGAACGGAAGCCAACCCTGGGGTAATTATGCAAAAATTGGTCCCAGGGTTATGCAAGTTGATGCCGACCTGGATTTGGGTTTTCTAACACACATCAGCCCACAGGCCTGGCCAGAAATAGCAAGCACCTTAGATCCTAAATGGACCTCAGTTCCTTATATCCCACTTGATATTCCACGCATTGAACCCGATGATTGGGATTTATTTTGGAAGCTATGGGATGAAAAAAATGCAGATATCACTCGCGGCCTAAATGAAACGCAATACTGGAAAGGACTGTGCTGTTGGTTAAATCCTGCGATCAATACAACAATGTTTAATTATAGCAATACAGTTGTTGACGACTGGAGTATGCACTTTCCTAAGATGTTTGAGCAAATTAGAAATTGCCTTCCTTTTCACAGCATAGAAAAAATTGTGCTTTGGGCAAATATCAATGAAGTTGCTCCGCACTTTGATCCAGATGCTGTTATATATCCATGGCCAGATAGCCTGCGTATCATGCTGTGGGACACCAATGAACAAGCAACATTTTGGATGAGCCGATGGCCAAAAAGAACTGCAGAGTTCAACCCAGCCAGCATCACAACTCGCAATAAAGGTGCATACGGAGTCAAAGCAGAACGAATCACACAACAGCAGAAGATGTATGTTGAATTGCCCAAAGACACCAACACCTTTGTTTTTAATAATGGCGCATTTTTGCACGGAGCCGACTTGGCCAAACCAAAAATTATAATGGCAATCAAAGGTCGCCCCAAAGTTTATGATTGGATTAAAGCCATTGAGCCCAGCTACCAAAAGTATAAGGATTTTATACCCAAATGTTAACATTGAATCGTGATACGCTACCCAGCGATGAACCAATTGCAAGCTCATTGAATAGGATATCTGCTTTTATACAAAGCACTTGTTGCGCTGTTAATCAATCTCCATTGATTAAATTGACCATGCCAAGTCTTGACTTAGATCAATTACTGGCCGACACCAACAAGACAATGGAAATATACGGACAGTGGAATTATAGGCTTGGCAGGAATGTTGAAGACGAACTCCGGCTTGATGCAGGATACGGTGGCATTGGACTAACATATAATCCAACTCACAACGATTTAAAAGAAGCTGACATACACCAACAAGTGCAAGGTAATCCTAAACCTGCAACAGGAATAACAAACCCATTTAGTTTATTGGATAAAAAAAGTAGTCAAATTTTCTCTAAGAGAAATTCACATTATGACACTTATGCTCTAAGCTATCGTACTCCAGCAAGCAAATATGGGCACTTGGGAAAATTCTTAGATACTTGCAAACGCACAATGGTTCGGTCAGCAGTTCGTATCATTTATGCAGAGCAAGAAGGTCCAGTTGGCGATGACAACTATGCTGGCGTCACATGGCACCGAGATGAAAGTATGTTTGAAAATTTGAGAGTCAATATCCCGTTGTACACTGATCCAATTTTTCTATTAGAACAACAAGGACATGCACCCGAACACTTAGAAGTAGGATATGCATACAGTTGGGATACCCATGTACTACATAGAGCGTATGCAACACAAAAGGTGCCCAAGCTTAGAATACATTTGATGTTGGGATTTAGCTGTTGGTGGGATTTTGATGAACAGTCTGGCAACTGGACACAAAATGAATTCTTTGGCAAAAAACATCCCAAAGACATGCTAATAGATGGTGATGTAATTCCGGGCTTAGAATTAATATAGGCTTATTTAATAAGTCAAATAATTTGATGTTTTGAATGGCTTGCCGTGGTACGCATTTTCTAATTGAGTCATAATTTTATGCTTCATTTGGTGTACTTTTGGATGAGCGTGATCGTATGCAAAAGATTTCATAAATCGTCCCCAACTGTTGGGGCAAACTCGTTTTGGAACTTTTGAATCTAAGTATTCTCGTATGGCCTTTGGATCAAAGTCAAACTTATCAATCATGTCCTGCGCCAGGTTAAATGAGTGGGCACCTATTTCGTCTCTGTGGCCATAGTACTCTTGCCATGCACGATCCTTGGCATAATAAGCAGTGCTTTCATAACCTGGGAGATCTTTAAAATTTCTAGCACGATATTGACGTGTGTGTATGATTTCGTGTAGTATTGTATCTGCAAAAAGTGTGCAAATGCGTTCCCAACGATATGAACTGGTTTTCATAGTTTTAGTGTCTGTAGGAAACGCCAATTCAACTTCAATGAATCGCTTCTTTCCTTGTTTGTCATCGTCACTGTAATAGGCGCCACCTATCCAAATTTCGCCTGGTTTAACGGGCTTGTGTCTATGACTGACTACTTTGATTGGAAGGTGTGCTTTAATATGCTTACTTAACTGTCGAGTAATTTCACCTATAGGCAAGCGTTTGTCTACAATCTCTGGTTTGAGGCTGTAAAGCATTGAGTACAATGTATCGCGATCCAATGCGGACCAATTAAAAGCCTGACGTGTCATAGAATCCTCCCGACAGTAGTATTTATAGTAGACATTTAGATCTTGCATGGTTGTGTAGAATAGATAACTATTTGCATGAGCTTATTCAATCAAAATAATCCAAACGCAGTTGTTGGTGACGGAGTCAGTGGAAGCCGACAAGGTATGGGCATTATGCGTCCAGAATTAGTGGCCGCAGAACTGGCATTGTTGCAACTGGGGGACTTTGAGCCGTTAGATTGGCACCTGGATGCACACAGCATTGACAAGATAATTACAGAAAAATACAGCACAGATTGGGTAGATTACCTTCCAAGAACAGACCGCCCAAATAATCGTCGGTCAATGACACTTACAACTATCCCAGGTTGGGACCATCGCAGTCCTCCCAGCATTCCAGAAGCAACAAACAAATTGGGACGAGTACCATTTGAGCATGAGTTTTGTGTTCCTACGCAATTGTACCAAGACTGTGACCAAGCACATCCTGGGCTTGATAGTTTAAAAGATTTCCTAGATGAATGGAATCCTTTGGGCAGAACATTCATTGTCAACTCGGGCATTGGCGGGTATTTTGTGCCACACAGAGACCATCCAGGCATGCCGCGCCCTTGCTTTCGCCTGGTGGCGTTCTTGAAGAACTGTGGACCATTAGAATACGATTGGTGGCAGGATGATAAAAAATTAAACATTGAACTGGGTCGTGTGTATTATGTAAACACTCGTAAAACACACAGAACAGTTTCATGGGCCAATGATTCGTGGCACTTGATACTTAATGTACCGTTTACAGCGGAGAATGTAAACCGGGTGCTGAAACATTTACAACATAGACATTGATATGATTATAACAGCTGGACCCAAAGACGACAAGCGTGAAATTAAAATTGAATTGCCACCACAGCATCAGCGCATTGGTGTAATGGTATCAGGTGGCGCAGATAGTGCCATCTTACTATATCTGTTGGCAACAGAATGGAAGCTGGCAAAAAGCAAACATGAATTAATTACTCTGTGTGTGCCGCGCACAGATGGGGCTTGGGATTATGCAGGTCCTATTGTTACTCGGGTAAACGAAATGTTGGGCTTAGACATTCCCCAGCCCATCATGGTTGGTGATCCAACAGTTCACCACAGTGAGCAAACAAATACCGGTGAACGAGATGCTAGAATTAAACATGGTATTGAACACATCTTCTATGGTAGTCAACGACATCCTCCTGTGCCCATGCCGGGCGAATATCCGGGCAGACCTGATCGTATTGAATACACCAACAAAGTTGGCATAGTTACAACAACCTGCCCATTTGCCTTATTAGACAAGCGTCATACCTTAGATTTGTATGAAGCGTTTGATGTATGGTCACTGATTGAAATCACACACAGTTGCACAGCCCTTACTCAAGGACGCTGTGGTGAATGTTACAATTGTGTAGAGCGTGCCTGGGCTTTGGCAGACATGGGCTTTACTGACCCTGGGACAATGTAACCTTTTTCTTATTAAGCATTATGTCCGATGGACATTTGCAAAACAGAATTTTACATTTAACTGGCTCTGTCATTGGTTGGAAATTATCAATGTATCCTAACCATTTCATTTCGCAAATTCCTGCATAAATTTTTCCATCGCCTGCTATTACAAATCCAGTCTGCCCAGCTGAACATTCCCAACCATAAAATTTATGGTTATTGTTTGATGTTAGCATTATTGGACTTACTTTAAACGAAGTACCATCTTCGTAATATCCAATACTATTATCCCCTGGATTTCGTTCAGCCCTGCGATATGAACTCCTAGCCTTAATAAAATCCATTTGTTCTTTAGTGTAATCATACAGTTGACCATTAATATGCTGAGGATCAACTTCGTGCCTGTGCCTTGTTAGAACTTTACAAATTATAGCGTTATGCAGGGATGGATCAAGATGGTCGTAGACAGATTTGACCCAATCCCAATTTGCAGGATCAGCACATAAATTAAATCTCAACGATACTTTTTGACTGTCAAGGTACAATGCCAACTCATTAATTTTTGCCAAGTTGGAATATTCAGGATGTAAAGATATAATGTTGAAAGTTGGTAAACTTGGCAATTTTTTCCACCAACCAACTGGTCGACTACCGTTAGTAATTATATCAACATATCCACCAATGCTTTGAATTTTTTCAACTATCTCACCAAATAAAGGATGAGTCGTTGGTTCACCACCTGTTAAACAAACAATTAATTTTTTATCTCCCTTGATAGATGGCAGACGGTCTAAAAATGCTCTAATAAGTTGATCGCTTGATAACCGATTGGCATAGTAGTCCTTACCTTCGTGTAATGTTGGACTACAATAGCTACATGCATAATTGCAATAATCTGTCAGCTTCCAATAAAAGGTAATTGTATCTTCGGTGCGCTTAATTTCAATAATTTTTTTCATAGTTTCTTTGATGTGAATATACTTAGGCCAAGTTTTTTAGCAACACCTTGTCTTGGAAATGCTGAACTGACATGCAGTCTGTTTCTAGGGAATGTCATCGGTATGCCGGGTATCCATTGAAAGTTTTTGTCCACTGATAGTCCAACAAAGTTACTGGGAATTAGATGCGGACATTCATTGATTAATACACCATCAATGGTCAAGTTGTCATCACGATTACCAACATCTCTGTAGTCTTTGACTACAATATTATATTCACTTGGTTCGTCTGGACTGCCTCGTAAAAAGAAAGCGGCATCACCTGCCCATGTTTGATTTAGTACAAGAAACCTAACTCTCTCTAAGTTTGGCACAACATCGGGCTTGGCAGTAATACTCAAAGGAAACACAAAAGTTTGCAGTACTCTGTCTGGACCTTCCTTGCCTGTGTCTGCGTGAACACGATATCCTGTATCTGTTTCAAAAAAGTTGCCGCCTGTGACTTCCCAAGTGCCTGTGCCCAGTACGCTGTTAATAATTGGAGCAACAATTTCTAATGCTGGAGCAAGATCTAGTGCAAATCGTCTACCTGGATATTCTTGCAATTGTTGATTGTTTTCAAAGCAAGAAATTAATGCCTGTGTTTGCTCTGCTGTAAGTGCGGGTAAAGTACTGGGATTCATAGGGTTATTTATTGCAACTAAAAGCACTACTTTTCCGTTGTAAAAATACAACACAAAAACGGTTGACAAGTGGACCGAAGTTTGCTACAATAGTGGCATGAAACAAAAAACAAGGAACACAATATGAATTATGACAACATAGTAAACACCCAAAAGGGCCTGGCGCAGATGATAGGTCGGACCTTTGTCCGTGTCACTGGCTCTGTGGATGGTGACGAGATGCTGTTCGAAACTGCACAAGGCGAACGGTTCATGTTTGCTCATTGTCAGGATTGTTGCGAGACAGTACGCATCAACGACATTGTGGGTGACTTGCAGGACCTGGTTGGCTCTCCTTTGTTGATGGCCGAAGAAGTGGCCGGTGCCACAGAGCCAGACGAAGAGCACTATGAGAGCTATTCTTATACTTTCTACAAGTTCGCAACCCGCAAGGGTTATGTGGATGTGCGTTGGTTGGGTGAAAGCAATGGCTACTACAGCGAGAGCGTAGATTTGTTCGTAGAGGGCGTGACTGTGGCAGAAAACCCACAGTTGAGCCTAGGAGACTTGTTAAAAGACAGACTAAACGGTTGACATTTGGTCCAATAGGTCGTATAATAAACACATAAACAGTAAAAAGGAGCTCAGAATGTTTGCACTAGACAATATCGAATCCGTCCATAACACCGCTACTGCGGCGGCCCAAAAAGCCGAAACTGACTTTCGTGCTCAGCACGGTGAGCCAGGCTACTGCGGTTTTGCATGGGTGCATGTGAGCGAAAAGGCATCAACCAAATTGGGCCGTGCGCTGAAAACTGTGGGCTTCAAGCCTGCATATGGCGGCGGACTTCAACTTTGGAATCCTGGTGGTAGCTTCACGCAAAGCATGGACATCAAAGAAACAGGCGCACAAGCCTACGCTGACGTCCTCAAGTCACATGGCATCACTGCATACATGAGTTCAAGAGCAGACTAAGGAGTCGTAATGTCAGATTTGGAAATTCTTGTAACAGTGGCAGTGGTGGCAATAATCTTTGCCGTCAAGGTTTGGATTCTTACTAAAATTTAAGGAACTGCAATGAAAGTTATATTCAACGGTTTGTTGGGCGGATGGTACATTGTGCGAGGCGCACATCAGACACCAATCAGTGGTCGCTTTGACTCAAAGGAAGCCGCCCTGGCTCACCTGCGTAGACGCAATCCTTTGCATACCATTTAAGGAGTTGACATGGGCTATGCTGTTCTAGCAGACAAGACGCAGATGGATCAGATGCGTGTCAAGTATGGACCTAGAAAAGGACTAGAGGGGCCTTTTAATTTCAGCGGTCGTGTGTTATACTATGACAATGCAGAAGGTGCATACTATGACCCAACCACAGACTTTTATATGGAACAAGATGAAATGGATCTTATCCACCAAAGAGTGGTTGACAAGCTTTCAAGGTAACTATGACAAATGAAATCACAGAAGATATGTTAACCCGGTCTATTACATGGATGGAACAACAGTTAGCAGATAAGAAACATTTTGGAGTTGAAGAATGAACGACCGAATTAAAAAACTTGCTGAACAGGCCACTACCCGTATTGACCCATCAGCACATGACGGAGTGTGTTGGGACTTTGATAAAGAAAAGTTCGCCGAGTTGATTGTGCAGGAATGTATTGATATCATTGCTCCATATACTGTTAGAATGAGCAGACCTGGTGAAGAATACTTGCATCCTATACTAGAGATTAAACAACATTTTGGAGTTAAAGAATGAACGAACAAATTAAACAACTTGCTGAACAGGCTAGTGTATCCTCTCTTTGGATGTCTGGTACAGATCAACAAGGAAATCCAATACTTGAAAAGTTCGCCGAGTTGATTGTTAGGGAATGTGCTGAGATTGCCTTAGAACAAAAGAAGTGGGTAGAGGATCAGAAAGTACACAATCCTGAGGATGAAAGCTGGAATAAAGCAAGAATCCAGCAAAGCCAACATATTGTGGACAAGATTAAACTACATTTCGGAGTTGAATAATGAAACTATCAGCAAACGGTGTAGAAGGTCATTTAATATATACAGCCATGAACAAGTACCAGTTCCGTGTGTACACAGATTCAGGTGAGTTCACCGATTATGACTTGCTTCATAGTGATTTGTGTGTTACAATAACAGATCAGGACGCCACTTTCTATTCGGATGCGTTTAGCAATAGATTGGATCACAGTCCTGCAACATTAGGAGTTAAATAATGGACATAGATAAATCAGCAGTATTCCTGGCAGGCAGTGTATTAATTATGCTGGGGTTTGTTATAATTGTTGCAGGCTGTGCAGTAATCAACAACATCTTGCACAAGTACTGGAAACCTGTTAGAATATTCACAGCAGACAGTTGGCAACCTTTTGGTGGAACATCTCTCCCACGCTATGCAACGGAAGAAGAACTTGCAAAGATTCCGCCGCATCGGTGGCCCGCGGAGAAAAATTAAAAATGAGCGAAAACACCAAGGATGATAGGTGTTGCGGAGGTGGTAATTGTATCATCAACGATCAAGGTGAGTGTTGGTGCGGACAGCGTTGGGATGGTACGAAGATGTGCTTCCCTACATTAGAAATTGAAGAGAAAGAGAAAGACGATGTTTAGTATATTGAAATTTTTATACTTGATTTTTAAATCAAGCAAAGACATATTGAATCCCAATCTAAATCCTCTGCGTCACGCACCTGTGTATGTCAAATATTTTCTCAGCATCCTGTTAGGTTGCTTTTGGAGTTTAGCATTTGGACTATATGTAGGTGAACTGCTCACAATTGGCTATAACATGCTGGGTCACATTGCTGTTATCAGTATGGTGTTTGGCACTTGGGCTGTGTTTCGTACAGTGGAGAACACCTATGCACCTCGAAAAGGTGTGCAGTGGTTGCGAGCCCTAGATCACTCTAGCCGTTGCGATGAACTCACTGAACAAGAACGGCTTGAAGCGGTGTCTCGTGCTGATCAAAGACTACAAGGTCGCTGGAATTGAAAAATAAATACAAAGTATGAATATGACCATTGATGAAATTGTTGCTATTGTAGTCATGCTAACTGTGGTAGGAGTAGTACTATGGGATATGCACAAGAATAAAGAAAAATGAACCTGGCCAAATGGATCTGTTTTGGCATCATGTTTGCAGGTGCTATAGTAGTCAGTTTTAATCTGGATCCTATTATAGGCATTGAGCTACTATTTGTAGGAAACGCCGCTTGGTTGGTGACTGCTGTACGAAGTAAAGATTGGCCCAGTGCCGCAAACTTTGCCATGTTGGCCACTGTGTGGTTACTAGGCGTTGTACAATATTATAGAGGATAACAAATGAACAATGAAGAGCGGAAGAACTTTATCAAAAAGAAAAAGCTTCCTCTCACTGAGGCATGGTCTCTGGTAGCCATGGCTGATCGGGTCAATGAAGGCATGTACATTAAGTTTCCAGAGTTTGATCAAGACACCGGCGTTGTAGCAAAGCATCCTAACCGAGAACTTATTAAAACTCAGCTGGCCTTGGGTTGTCCCAATGTAACCGAAACGGATCGTCAATTTGGCCAGGCCATGCACGACCACTTTCAAGGTATTGCGTTCAAAGCATTGTCAGATCGCCTGAATGAGTTTGATCAAAAGATCATGAACTTTATCACTCAAGACGAAGTCGATACCACCATGGGCATGGCTTATCTGGCCTGCATGGCAGTTCGTTACCGGCGTGAGCTGGCCAAGGAAACCAAAGATGAAGTACTGCTACGAGTTGGTGGCACCAGTATACACCAAGGCAGTATAGACCAGCATCTGCGTCTTCGAGTACAAGTAATGAGCAAGTTCGAAGGCCGAGCATTTCCAGGATCAGTTGTTCGTGCCACAGACGGCACCAACTTGTATTTTTGGACCAGTAGCAAAATGATTGACATGTGGCCCGATGCTCCTGAGGAATTTGAAATTGTTGGCGTGGTTAAAACACACCAGACTGACCGAGAGGGCAATGCTGAAACCCGATTGACCAGAGTTAAATTGACAATGTGACAAACATATACCAGCACAGGCCATTAAATATCTGTATGAAAAATAATACAACTGCAACTGGATATGCTGAAATGTTTGAATGGGCCGACGGTAATCCAACTCGTGAGGATCGGACAGCCTATTCAGTGACAATTGACCACGATGACAAAATTAGAATTGCCGTAGAAGGCGACGTTCCGTTTGGAATTGTAGCAGGCGACAATACCAGTGTGCATTACATCAGTGGCGCCAGCACAGACGAATGGCACGGCAAACATGTGCGAGACTCAGCAAAAAGATTAGTCTGGGAAAAGCAATGCATGGTTGAGTGGATAGAAAAAGGTTACCGACATTGGTACGAGCAAGACCGGATTCCGGAAGGAATAACGGTGCCAGCTGATGCCAAAGTATACGACCATTGGCCGACCAAGCAGGGAGAATACACCACAATGATTCCATTGCGTAGGCAAAAACAGACTAAAGAATACAGTGAAAATACTAGATTACAAATGCCATACCTTCCGCGGTTTGAAAGAAAAGAATGGGCAATTGTTGTTGTACTAGGGCGAGCTCTATTGCGTGGTCAGCAACCTTGGCATGCCAATTGGATTAATTTAGGAATGCAAGATTTGACCATTGGTGAGTTTGAAAATAATTTGTACGAATTCTTAGTAAAATGATTGTTTGGTCTTGGTTTAAAAGGAAATATATGAGTAATACAAAAAGCATCGAAGCCATCGAACTTGATGCACAGGTCAGTAATATGATCATGGGCAGTTTAAAAGAGATGCTCAACAACAAAGAGTACTGTTACATCAGTTCAAATCCCCGTTACAGCGAATTGAAAGAACCAGGTGAACGCTATGTTGTTTCATTAATACAAAGTATTCTGCCCAAGCTAATAGAATCTCGTGACGAATCCTTAAAAGATTTTGCTGAAAAACACATGCTCAACAAGCTGTCACGGTAGTCTATAAATACAGACATGGAAATAAAGAACATATTCAACGATTGGGGCACAGAATTCACAGACATGAGCGACCTGTCAACCCAAGACACTCGTGAACTTAAGAAACTGTTGTACGATCGTAAAATGTTGGTATTTCATGCTCCAAATTGGACCAAGTTAGAATATTGGAATTTTTTAGCTTTATGGGGTCAGCCGTGGAATGCATTAGATTATCAAAAAAGTATAGAAAAATGGGAACCGGTTAGAGATACAGTCACTGGCAACATCAGGTACATTACTCAAATGAGTAATAAAATCAGCAAGCGCCTAATAGATTACGAAATGCCCTGGCATGCTGATATTGCCAATAGAGTTGACGGTAAAACAAATTTCCCGCATCGTTGCATTTATATGAAAACTGTGCCCAATGTTGACGCTGGCTTCACATACTGGTTAGACATGGAATTGGCATATCCAGAAGTGCATCCAGCACTGAGAAAACGCTGGGAAAGCATTACCGTCATGCAACAAAATTGGCATCATCCTGGTCGAGACATAATTGAATGGCCTTCAATGAAACAACATCCAGTAACTCAACGATGGAGTCCCCGTTGTAATTATCACGGCGTAGAAGATTCTTGGATATTAGATACCAAGCGTGATGGCATCAGCATGGGCACAGGCATTGTAGAAGAATTGATGGAAGCCATGGCCGAAGTTCCAGGATGCGTGTACGAGCATCACTGGACTCCCAATGACATTATCTTATATGATAACTGGCCTTTTGTACACCGCCGAGGTGACCTAGGACTGGATACAGGCGCCATTAGATTGATGTGGCGAGCAAACATTGAGCATGATTTAACTCTGGCCACAGAATCCTACGCTTCGAGTTCAGCATCCCAGTAAAGATAATCTCTCCAAGTTTCGTGCAAATATTTTTGAGGAATCCTTCTTCCACGGGCATGCAGGTCCCAACTGGTTGGTTCCTTGGGTTTCACCATGGGAAACATTTTAGCTTCGGCCGGTAACTTACTGCCTTTCTTATGATTACATGGGCTACAAGCGGCCACAACATTTTGCCAAGAACTAACACCACCGTGATGCCTTGGTATCACATGGTCAAATGTCAATGCGCGAGTCTCAAATTCTGATCCGCAATATTGGCAAGTGAAGTTGTCGCGAAGATAAACATTGTACCTGCTGAATGTTGGGGTTTGATCTCGTTTGACATAGTCTTTGAGCGCAATGACGCTGGGCAATCGCCAGGCACGGCTTGCACTATGTATTTCATAATCGTATTCTTCAACTATGGTAACTCGGTCCGACACAATGGCTTTGATTGCATCTTGCCAGTTGACCGTACTCAATGGATGGATATGAAATGGTTGAAAGTCTGCGTTTAATAACAGCGCAGGATATTGGTTGTCGAGTAGCATGGTGTATTTATAGTAACAAGATTGACATTCGTACTAGTATAGCGTAAAATTACACAATGAGCAATATAAAAAGGCAACATCATCAGGTTTGTATGGACACTATAAATTCTTGGCTGTTGACTCTGCACGAGTCCATTGAGAAAGACACTGATTTAACGCCTGAACAGCAAGAACATCTTGAAGCAATAATTTATGGCAATATCAGCAACTATTTGGAGCAGTTTTTTAACTATCCGGACTACAGTAATTACAACTGATGCTAAATAACTGTAGAACATTATATTGTTTGGCTAAATAGTCAAGAGCGTTTTAAGCCAGATAATTGGAGAACACATGCTAATTTCAACAGCAACATTTATTAGAGAAAATACTTCTGTCCCGTTTTATTCAATTGAGGACCAATTCAGGGACTTGTATCAAACTCGATATACCGAAACAGGTAAAACAAATACACAATCAAAATTGTCAGAGGACGGTTTAACTCTTTCAGTTTACTCTTTTTGGAAATCAAAGGCCGCATTTGATGAATTTGTTTTTGATGCAGATGCAATCGTAATGAAAGAGGCTCGATTGTTATATTGTATTTCTAACAATATTACTCTCGACTACCACGGCGAATTGATCAATGACGATAATGACCCAATACCAATGGAATAAAGGATAATATAAAATGACAACTTTAACAAAAATTCAAATTCGACCAAACACATCAGTTGGGTTTTATTTTGGAATGCCAAAAGAACACAGAGAAGCATTGAACGCAAAATATCTGGGTGCCAACCCAACACTACTAGAACACAACATTTCTACTACTGCTGATCTGTTAACATTTGTACAAACACTGATCTTTACAACTCCAGAGGCCTGTGCCCAGTATCAGGCTGAGGCTGTAGTTGTTGCAGTCGAAGATGCAAGAATTGCACATTGCTCAGCAAATAACATTACATCATCAGAATCCGTAGTTTAACTCCAGGTTAAAATCTAAAATAAGGAACTACGGTTCCTTATTTTTTTCAATAAATATCTACATGTTCCTAAGTCATGTTTCCGACGTCAAACACAATCATTGGCGAGTGTATCCGCAATTGCCAAATTGGGCATTAATCAACAACGACCATAAATTATCGCTGGTCAGTAATGTATGCCGGCATCAAGGAAGCAGGTTACGCGGCGATGCTGGTCGAGGCGACAGGATGTGTCCATTCCACGGCTGGCGCTATGATTTACACGGTGAGCCATTGGGCAGTGGCAACACCAAATGTCCAAACAGTTTGGCATTGGATACTAAGGATGTGTTTGTTTCAAATAATTTTGTATTTTCAGATGCTGTAGATTTAACCGAGCTAAATTTTTTAGATAATCGTAATTTAATATTGGTTGAAAACAGAATTGACACGGTCAATGCTCATTGGAAAAAGGTAATTGATTTGTTTTTAGATGTAGATCATATTCCAATTGTACACCCCGGTGTTTATCAAGAAATCAGCGCACCAAATATTAGCAATATCAAATGGCATTACAAAGACAATGCCAGCGTTCAATTGGTGCCGCGAGTTGAAGTGGACAATGAATTTAACAGCACACTATTGGATGCAGATAGGGCATTGCCGTATTCAGCCGCATGGACCACAGTTTTCCCTTACACCATGATAGAATGGCAACCAGGTGCGTGGTTTATTACTGTATGCATCCCAGTCTCTGATGCACTGACCAAAATCAATGTATACAAGTATAAAGATACTCGATATGGCGCACAAAATTGGGAAATTAATTCTAGGGTTTGGGAAACTGCATGGGCACAGGATAAAAATCAAGCAGAACAATTGACCAACATTGAGATTCATCCAGACAATCTAGAAGAGCAAAAATTGCATTTCCGCAAATGGTTAGAACAAGTTTCTGTATAACCAATAGCTAATAGGTGAAGTAAAATCTAATTTAAATGCGCCAGGAGCAGTGATGGCAAATGGTTTATTTAAATTAGAAAAATATGTGATTTCGCCGCTGGCTGATTCAAACCGACCAAACTTTTTAATATAACTAGCCTGCGGCCCAATAAAGTAATCTAAATCAATATTTTGTGTTCGCTTAACCAGTAACTCTTGTCTCCTTCCTGCATCCGGATCAGTATAATTCCAAACCTCGTTTGGACTCTCTGCTCGCCAGCCGGGTCTTAGATATCTTGACGATTCTGTATCAATTGGCCAATTAACATTAATATTGTTAATAACAATTTTAGCAGGCTTGTCCAGTGCCGAAACTTGGAATTTAAGACAATAGGCCTGGTTATCTTCTAGCTGTGTAATAAAACTGATACTATTGCTGTTGGCACCCAATGATAAATTGTGTACAGTTGTATCATTCAGTGAGAATTTCACAGGCACCGGGTGGTACAAGTTAATTAATCCAAGTTTAAATGTAAACTCAATTTTCTCAGACTGCATGTATATCTCCAGTGGTCAATATTGCGATCAACTGTTCAGTTGTTCCAAGAAATTCTGATTCGCTTGTGCCAACACGGTTTTTAATCTTTGTCCATTTGTCAATGAGTGGAAGCCTGGATCTCCAAAATACATCTGGAACACCGGTACTTTTAGGTCGTGGTAAACAATCAAAGATTCTTGCTTTATTAAACTCAGTGGTACCTTCTGTTCGAAGCGTGATGTATGATAATACAATTTCTGGATTCCAGCTAAGGAAATTCCAAGGATGATTCCCACAGTACCTGTTGATTGTAAAGTCTGCTTCGTGAAACAGCCAACCAGCATTCTTCAAGGAGCCGTCTGCATTTACAAATTTGTTGTCAAAGAATCGACCGGCAATGTACCCAATGTTTGGGTCTGGAAATACTTCAGGAAATCCAGCTCCCATTACCAAAAATCCGCCATGATCTTCTGCGTATTTGGCAATCCTGCGGCTGATATATGGACCACCAACAGTACGCAAACAATCTCGACTGCCAAGCTCGGTAATACCGACTATGTATTGTGAAATGTATTCTTTATATGTGATCTGTTTGACATTGTTGTCAGCACACCATTTGTGTGCCCACCAAGTGTCAGACGCCTGTAAGTCTTCTGCTTCGTATATGATTGGAGTAAATGGAATGCCTTGCCTATGAAAACTTTTGGCTACCCATTCGCTGTCAATTCCTCCGCTCATTCCAACAAATATTTTGCCGTAGGTGTCATATAACTCTTGGGCAATTTCATTGCTGACAGTTGTAATGTCTCTGAGCCGACTTGGCCCATTGGGAACCAGGTATGCATCCATGTCACTGTCTAGGTATGGTGTTTCATAATTCCTGTTGAATCTCATTTTGATCCAGCCATCCTTGCCGGCACTGGGCCAGGTGGCTAGTTCTTCACGGGTTAAATACTGTTTCATATCCTTAGTTATCACATTTTTTTTGGACATCTTGCCCAATTGACATTTAGATAAATTTGTGGTATACTAGTAGAACTAACACTATCAGGAGACATTTAATGTTACGATCATTTGTATTGCATGCTAGGCCTTTTTTAATTTTTGATGCAACTAAAACAGAGCACCGCAATATTTTCCATACATTTCAAAAGACCAAGTCCTGGCAACATAGCCCTTACCAATGGGCCTTGGATGATGACAGCACATCAATAGTACATTCAATTGCCAACAAAGTAATTGCCTACTACTTGGCCAAAGAATTTGAAAAGTCTGCAAAAGCTAAACCTGTGCTAAAAATCAAAGATATAAAACCCCTAAAAAAAGCTCAAAATTAAACGGTGTTGCAAAAATACAACAGAAATAGCCCAAAATCTCCTTAGAAATCAACAACTTAGCGGCTCAAAATAACGGTTGACCTTTGGGCCTAGATCGCTTATACTGTATGTACAGTAAACGAAAAGGAGTTAAAGATGACAGAATTTGAAAAGAACTGCTACGGTATGTCCGAGCAAGCCATCCGTGAACAATACATGAATGGCATCACTGCCAAGTTCTCTGGACTTGAAATGGTGGCCATGGGCATCCTGAGCGATTGCCAAGAAATGATGTCAATGGGCACAGGTCCTCGTTCGGTTGAATATGTTCGCAAGCAGATGAACATTGCAAAATTCATCCTTGGCGAAATGATGGATGCTCGAGTTTCTGCCTAATCCAGGAGATTGACATGAAAAAACTTGCCCTTGCCCTTGTTGTCACAGCCAGCTTGGCCACCAGTGGCTGTGCCTATAATCCAGTGGGCTCGGCCCTGCTGGGTGGCGTGATTGGTTACTCGTTGGCCCAACCTCGAGTGGTGTATGCACAACCTGTGCCACACTACGGACACACCGGCGGCCCAACTCGTAACCTAGGTCATGTTTGCCCAGGGTATTCAACACCTGTGTACCAGATGAATCATCACGGTGTGTATGTTTTCCAAGGTTGCAGATAAACAACACCAATAACCCGAGTGGTTGACAGGGTATTGGTTCTGCGTTATAATTGTGGCATAGTAAGTAAAAAGGAGTTGGCGATGTTTGAGACAGATTTTTCCAAAGATTTTGGTATGTTTACTGTTGCAGGCAACAAGCGAGTGGCAACCATTGTCAAGCGAGCCCACGCCAAACGCTGGACTTGGCCTGAGACTTACACGGCCCTTGATGCACTGAGCAACGAAGACAAATTTGGCGAAGCAATGGACACAGAAGTTCGCGAAATTGTTTACAGTCGTTGTAATTTTAAAACCACCTTTTATATCTAAGGACCACAAATGAGCAAAATGGCAGAACTGGCATACGACATTGAGCAATTGTACATTGAAGGGTGTCACCCTACAAAGATTGCTCGACTTTTGGACTGTCCTTTGGGCATAGTATACGATTGGTTGGAAGACCAAAATGTGGCAGAAGATACAACAGGAGTAACGGTATGACTATACAAGAAATCAACTCAGCCATCATGTCTGGCTCTTTTACAAATGATCAACTGACCAGCATTGGCGATGCAATTCGATTTGCTCGGGCCAATTTGGTTCGCCAAACCAAACGCCAACTCACAATTGGTTCTAAGGTCAAGTTTACCAGCAACCGCAATGGTATGACTTACACAGGCACAGTTGACAAAATCAAAATTAAATTTGTGCTGGTAAACACACCACAAGGTCGTTACAATGTACCAGCTTCAATGTTGGAGAATGCATAATGTTCACACTGAATAGTAAAGCACAGACAGCAGGATTCTTTGGCGGCTTAGTTGTTGTTGGTGTGCTGTTTGGCCTAATAATGAGCTTGCCAGTCATGTGGTTGTGGAATGGTTGTTTGGTTTCTGCAATCACAGGTGTCAATGAAATTACCTGGCTACAGGCCTGGGGACTGTTGGTACTGGTCAATATCTTTTTTAAACTTTCTATCTCTACCAAGGATTAATCATGGCAACTCGTTCAGCAATTGCAGTCATGCACGGTGGTGTGATCAAGGCAGTATACTGTCATTGGGACGGCTACCTCGAACACAATGGTGCTATTTTACAACAGCACTATGACAGCGGCCGGGCCAACAATCTAGTGGCACTGGGACAAATTAGTTCATTGGGCAAAGAGATTGGCATCAAGCACCACTTTAGTCAATATGATTCTAACATGTCCAAAGAGGAATACGAATCGCTCTACGGAGATATGACAACCTTTTATGGCCGCGATCGTGAAGAAAAAGATTGCGGTTGGAAGGTATTTGATGACTACAAATCATTCATCGATTACTTTGAAGGTAGTGGTTGCGAGTTCTTTTATGTCATGCAAGACGGTGTATGGTATTACAGCACATGCCGCAACAACGAACTTCGCTTGGTCAGTGAAGGACTCAAGGTAGCGGCATGAACGATAAAAAGAAAGTTCATTCAATATATTCAGTTAGGTGGACACAACCTTATTCACCCAAGCTGACTAAAATTGATTTTGAATTAATTGCACAAAAGATGATGGCCGAAGCAATGGACAATCTTCAATTGGAAGAGTCGGGCTACAAAGAAGCAAATCAAGTTATCAATCACATTAAATCACTTTAAGGAACTACAATGAAAACCAACCGCGAACTGAATTTGGAATTTGATCGTAAACAAGCTGAAGCAATTCGCCCCAAGGCAGTTGATTACAAGTTTGAGTCGTTGCAACGCATCCTGAACAATTGGGTGTTGGACACCCGACTTGGTGGCGAGCAATACAGCCCATTTGAAACTGTAAATTCGTAATATTATTATGGCATAACATGAGACTGGTGCATGGTTATATAAACCATGTCCAGTCAACAATATTACGAAGGTCGCAATTATGAAAGCGATGCACAATTGCAAGTTTTACTAAAAAACATTTTCAATGTAGAAACTTTTGCAGTGGGAGGAAGTACCGGTACAAAGGTGGACCTGACAGGATATGATGCACTTGACAATCCAACTTACTTCAGTATAAAAAATGCCAGTGGGGGAAATACACAGGTCCACGGCACAACGCACAAAGCCATGTGTAGCACTTTAAATGCGCCTGCAACTGTGATAGAAAAATTAGAACGCTGGTTTGGCACATCGGATCTGACCAAGTTCAATACATGGGCCATTGGAATTGATCTGCATGCCAACAGCGAACAACGCAGACAGCGGTTTGGTAGTCATCATATTCCAGCATGGGATGAAGTTTTGTCTTGGTTGAATGAAGTTACCGTGTCGGGGGTCCTGCCAAAGTTGTTGTTGCAATCGTTGAATGACCGGCATACTGTAGACTATCTTATATGGCGCAACAAGAGAACCAACTACATTGAAATTGTAGATGTGAATCAGTATGTGGTTTGGATCACTGCCAACTGTCGTTGGACCATGAGTCGTAGTAGAATTGGCCACAACTACAACATATGGTGTGTAGGTTCAAAGGATCAAAAGATTTTTAGTTTGCAAATGAAAGGGTCCGGAGATGGTGAACTTTACCACACACCACAGTTTCATACCTATCGAAACTGGCCTAGAGAATTTGTAGTATTTCCGCAACAACCTGTTTGACACTTTGACCATTTTGTAGTATAATTAGATTATGCTAAAAGAAACCATTGCCAACTATGTGGCCACGCCGTACACAAAAGTTCGGCGAGGCCCAGACAGTTACACAGAGTCCATTGAGATTACTGTGGTTGAATTGAACCGCCTTGTCAATTTGTATCGGACAACCACTGGTGCTCAACGACTGCGTTTGATCCGCGATGCCATTGATCATTGGTTACGCAGGTACCATGGTTATGCAATTCGTGGTAGCATTGGTAGCCATTATGCCACCAAGGAAAGTGCCAGTTCAAAGGCCAAAATCTTTGAGCATGTGATTCCAGCCAGCAAGACTCGGGACCTGTTGTTGCAAGGCATATTGACAGCAGAACAGGTAATTAATATGCCCACTTGTTTTGTTTCTAAAAAACAAGACTTGGCGCTTAACAAAAGTGGCAGGGTAAGTTCAACGTCAAACTTGTGGATATTCTTTGAACGCTACAATATTTTTACAGATGCAATTGCCACGCACGATGGACAAGCAATTGATCCAACTACATGGACATTACAAGACCACTTTGACTATTTTAAATTAAAGGAACAATGATGATTGAATTTGACAAAGAAAATCTACAGCAACGCCGAGATATGCTGACTGAGGCCTTGGGCAAAGGTATTGCAGAAGTTACCTTCACCAAGGTTGATGGTACCTTACGCACTATGCCTTGCACACTCAAGGCCGAGTTTATACCCGATCCTATTCCTGCTCCACACTTTACCAATACAGATAATCCAGTTGACTTTCCCAAAGTTAAAAAATTCAATCCCACTGTCATGAGTGTGTTTTGCACAGACAAGCATGAGTGGCGTAGTTTCCGTGTTGAGAATGTCATCAGCATAGTACCATTGAACGGAAATTGATATGGAAGATATCTACTTGATAGTTGGTGTTGCCCTGCTATTTGTGGTGTGGCTATGGAGTAGAAAAGTGTCAAGGGAGATCAACGAAGTGCATAAAGATGTACAGCAGTTGTTGTCTAAAGTTGTTTTTATGAAAATTGAAACGCACAGTGACAAGCTCTTTGCTTACAATGCTGTCAATGAAGAATTCATTTGTCAAGGCAAGGACATGGATGAATTGAATCAGCAGTTTGGAATTCGTTTCCCAAATTGCAAAGGTATCATAGTCAAACCAGATGAGGAGAATGTAGCATGACCAGTTATACTGTATATAAAGTACTAGCGCATAACGATAAACAATTGCTGTTGATCACACAGGCCGACGGCAGTTTTGGTCTTGCAATCTACAACGAGCATACTGGAAATACTTTGATGCGTATGACTGATCCAACACTGGAAAACCTTGAGCGGGCAATTGGTATTTTAAAAGATCAACGCACAGGAGATTTTTAAATGGCCAAACAATGGGTAGTCTTATTTGATACATTGGGCGTTGACACACTATTACCTTGGGATGACCTCAGGGGAGAAGATATGTTGACTGTGCTGTCTGGTAAAAAGCCAAAGGATCGTGTTGGCCAGCGTGTCAGCCTGATGGTGATACGAGCACAGGCCAACCACCAACGCTTTCCAGAAGTATGGGCATATGATACTGTTGAAGATTATGAATACGAAGAAATGAGAAAGATGTGGGAGGATTCACCGCAAGTGGTTGCTGACTCGGTTAGAGAGCGGGGAACCAGTCTTTTTAAATACGCGAAGGAAAAGGCGATAATTGTTTAGTTCGTTCTTTGATAAGGTCAACCACACGGTTGCTAATAACAACTTCGTAATGGTTTAGGTCAATTTCAATCAGTTCCATGTCTGTTTTTGAACGCATACTTTCAATTGTGACCACGCCATCGTTTGGTTCGTGAATCCAGGGACTGTCACCCACTGTAGTAACTACATTGGTCCAGTTCCGTGGTGCTGGTATTTTTGCCGCATCAATCATTGGCTTGCTCATTGTACCAACATCACGCATGAGTCTACTGAATGGTAAGAAGTATTTGGCATAGTCAGCTTGAACGCACCCGCCGTATGGTGTACTAAGAGTTACTCCTCCCTGCACTCGATGTCGATAATGTTCTGCCAAGTGTAAGGCATAGATGCCACCCAAACTGTGAGCCACAAAAAATAACCGGTCCACTGACTCAAGTGCTTCCATCATCATTTCCAGGTTGTTGGCAAATCCGTTGGCACTGGAATATTCCAGGACTCGGTCAGGACCTCCAACATGCTCTCTGATGTGAGTAAAACTTTCACCGGTGGCACTGGCACCGTGAATATAAATTATCATAATTTTCCTATTGACACTTGTTAATCATTATGTTATACTTATCGTATGAAACCAAAGTATATTAAGGCCCACATGCGGGTGGCAGAGATCTATGCCAAGTTAAGTACGGCTCGTAGACTGCAAGTGGGTGCGCTCATTGTCAAAGAAGACCGCATCATCTCAATTGGCTACAATGGGATGCCCAGCGGCTGGGACAACAACTGCGAAGAGGCCGAGTGGTGCACTGGTGGTGGATGGCTCGACCCAGAAGAGATTACAGCTGGTTGGCCATATGAAGGATCGTATAGGGACACCGATGGTAATGAAATACAAGGTCGTTATCGGTTGAAAACCAAACCCGAAGTACTTCACGCAGAAGCCAATGCCATTGCCAAAGTGGCTCGCAGTCCGGAAAGTTCAGAAGGTGCTGTAATTTTTATTACTCATGCTCCGTGTATTGAGTGTGCCAAATTAGTATTCCAAAGTGGTATCAAACAAGTGTTTTATCGTGATAACTATAGAAATACAACAGGAACAGATTTCCTAAAGCAGGCTGGTGTAATTGTAAACCAAGTAGAAGAATGAACAACGATAGTCAAGACCTTGTGTATTCTGAAAAATACGATGCTTATTACAATGAAAAAACCAATGAATGGACGGAAGACAAGTGTACTGATCCAACCTGCGAGTATTGTATCAACAGACCCACAACCCCATTCAAACCATTAACTGGAGTTAACAAATGAGAAGTCACTATTGGACATGTAGCAAATTTGCCGATTGGATTCGAGGAACTGCCAAGCTTGGTGCTGGTACCAGTGAAGAATGGGATGAGTGGACAACTCGCGCTCAAATGAAACACAACTTCCGCTACTGGTTAGCAGAAGAAGGATTAGATTACTTACAAAAAACTGTCTATTTTATTCCTGATCAAATTTATTCTGTCAAGTACTACATCAACAACCGCTGGGTTACTCGCACTCATAGTCTTACTGCCCATGCCCAGGACATCAAGCCAGGCCAGTGGCAGGATGTGGGCAACCGCTTTTTACCTTGCCTATTCAATGAACTGGTGGATTTTGTTGAGATAGAAACAGCATGGAGCCACATTGCCTGGGGTGAGAAAGAAGACCGTGCCAAATACAATCCTCCATTCTGGGCTAGTGGTTGGTGGCGCTGGCGTGTGTGGCGCTGTCCACAAGCAGGACTGGATCACCTTGATTGGGCCATGACCCTTACCAATGAAGAATGGTTAGAAGAAGGTAAGAAGGGCGAAGCAGTACCAACTGGCCAGGCGCTGGCCGCCAAGGAAATGAAAGAACTTTACACATGGTGGACTGTTACCTATCGTGCTCGGCCTGATGCATACGATGCCAGCGGTTGGACAGATTATTGTGAAGCCAGCAGAATAGCCAATGGTGGTAAACTAAGTTTCAGTGCTGACAAAACACCCGAAATGAAAAAGCAGAGTGACAAAGCTCACAAGCTGTTGCAAAAAATTGAAGCCGCATACGAAAAAGAAGATGAAGCAATGATGATCCGTCTTATTAAGATTCGGCAATCACTTTGGACATAATGGTGGTTGCATTTACTTCTAATAGATGTTAAAATTTGAATATGGAACAAAATTATGACAATGCCTGATGAGAGATACCGTGCCCTGGTCGAAGGCATGCGTCTTATTGAAGACCTTTTGATACCGCAGGTGACACCAAGGGTACCTGGGCCTATTAGGGAACGGGCTCGTTGGATCATGCGCCATTATCCAAACGCATCTGACTTTGAGCGATTGGCACAAAAAGCACCAGATCAACTTTCAACTAAAGATTTTAACGGAAACAAAATAAAATGACTACCACCACTCTACACCCTGACCTCGATGTCAAAGAATTTGTTGCAAAAGAAAACACTGGTTATCGTTTGCGTATTCGAAGTTGGAAGCCAGTGTCGCCTAAGGACATCAACTCAATCGAGTTTATCAATGAATCATTGCGGGCTGACGGCACAGTAGCAGACACCAGCACTTACAACTTCTTCTTGTCAGATAAAGATGTTAAATCTCTCTCTGCACAACTATTGAGTTTAGTATAATGGCATCTTGGACACTCACAGTTGAAGAAGATCCTGCTACAGGTGAATGTATTTTGCAGTTCCCTGAGGATCTATTGGCGCAGGCTGGTTGGAAAGAAGGTGACACACTTGAGTGGCACGACAACAAAGACGGTTCTTGGATTTTAAAGAAAAAGGAAGTTACCAATGGTAACAGCATTTAACTATAACACTCCTGGAAACCATATTATGGTTGACCTTGAGACACTTGGCACCAAACCAAATAGCCTAATGCTTACTATTGGTGCAATACGATTCAATCCTTGGGCAGATGATGTCAACAACCCAATGGAAAAAATGGACACATTTTATCGTCGTGTTAGCCTAGAAAGCTTTGAAGGGCTTGATCATATTGTTGATGATGCCACGCTGGAATGGTGGGGCAAACAAAACGAAGAAGTTCGTGCGGAAGCATTTGCAGAAGATGACAGGCATGACATTCGTGATGTGCTACGAGACTTCCACAAGTGGTGTGGTGGTGTCGACGCAATATGGGCCAACGGTACAGGCTTTGACCTAAACATACTTGAACACTTTAGTCGCGAACTCAAGCGAGGAGTGGCCTGGAGTTACTGGCAAGCCCGTGACGCTCGTACACTATATGCATTGGTGCCTGGACTAGAGAGACCACAAGGTGCGGCACACCATGCATTATGGGATTGTTGGAGTCAACTCATTGGAGTACAACGATCCTTTTCCAAACTAGGTATTAAAGAGTTGAAAACACGATAACGCTTTGATAAGTATAGCTAGAGGACTTTTCGGCATTCATCCCTCTTTAAATATTCTGCATGTCATTGCTAAATCTAAAGGAGATAACAATGGCAAATTTATTACAACCCGTACAATACAAGTACACCAGCACCAAAGAGTATCATGACGCATTTCCATGTGCGTACAGACAGTGGAGGGCCGATAGTCACTGCAATTTAATTCATGGATACAGTTTTAGTATGAAGTTTTACTTTGGTACAGACTATCTGGATGCTCGCAACTGGGCGGCCGATTATGGTGGCCTCAAAGAACTCAAAGGTGTATTGGAAAGTCAATTTGATCACACCCTACTGGTAGCAGAGGACGATCCTGAACTGGCCTTTTACAAAGAGATGGAACAGCGCAAGTTGGCCAAACTGACAATCCTGCCCAAATTGGGTTGCGAAGGTCTAGCAGATCAGCTTTACAAGTATGTCAATGGTGTTTACATTCCTGATTACCTAGGACACGGTGAAGCACAACGACTTTGGTGCTATCGTGTAGAAGTTCGTGAAACACAAAGTAACATGGCGTTCCGTGAAGGACACCGTGAATGGAATGAGGACTTGTTTGCATAATGTTAAAAGACAGAAGAGTACTAATAGAACACGAGCTTAAAATTGCACATGACCGAGCCGCAGAGATGTATTTAGATATTGTGGTTGCCAACGGCGATGTACACAGTGAAGAATATCAACAGATGCGCGATCGAATTTCTAAATTAGAGTTTGATCTTAATATTGTTAATCAGCTGATTCATAAAGGTCATGAATAATGTTAGAAACCATTTGTGAAGTGCTAGAAGACGCTTACAAGCGTAATTGGATTACCAGTCGTGATGGCAATGTCAGCATACGACATCACGACCGTGACCACTTCTATATCACTCCCAGTGGTGTCCGTAAACAAACTCTACAGCCAGATCAGTTTAAGAAGATTGGCATTGAGAAGGGTTATTATGACCAACCTCCTAGGCTGTATCATGCCAGCACTGAGTTGACATATACTGATATCAGTGCCAACCTCAAGCCCAGTGGAGAACTGCCATTGCATTTTGGATTGCAAAAAGAAATGGGTCAACACACCGGAGAGGTTCGTGTGGTTGTACATGTTCACCCCACTTACTGTATTGCGGCCATGCACGCCGGCATTGATCTAAGCACAGTGAGTGCAGACTTTCCAGAATTAAATAGATATACTCGGGTAGCACCCAATGTAGGCGATGTGCCTCCCATCAGTCAAGAGCTTGCGGATCAATGTCATCGGCAGTTGCAATTGGATACGGCTGGCAATATTGCTTTTGATATTGTGGGCATAAAGGGACATGGAGTAGTTGCCATTGACACAAGTCCATGGAGAGCCTATGAACACATAGAGCGATTGGAGCATATTTGCAAGATAGTACTTGCATCAAGGAGATAATATGAAAAAGTTTATTGCAATTTTATTAATAAGCGTAATGGCTTTTGCCAGTGTGATTGCCGAAGCCGGTAATAAACGCATGGGTAGTGGCAAAAGCGTAGGACAACAAAGTTCTAATGTGACTAAAAAACAGGCCACACCTCCGGCACAAGCCACACCACCAACCGCGGCACCTGCACCTGCACCCAGTCGACCATGGGGTGCTATGCTAGGAGGACTTGCGGCAGGCTTGGGTCTGGCTTGGTTGGCCAGTAGTCTGGGCATGGGTGAGGCATTTGGCAATATTATGATGGCACTGTTGATTGGTGCTGTGGTGTTAGGAGCAATAGGTTGGTTCATGCGTCGGCGTATGATGGCCAGTTCACCTGACCTTGCTTATCAAGGCGCTGGAACCAATGCTGTAATTGATCAACCCACACGGTTCTCAGGTGGTTCAATGATTGGAGTTGCAGTGGCCCCCACTTGGACCATTCCTGCAGGGTTTGATGTAGCAGGTTTCGAATCTGCCGCCAAACAAAACTTCGTGTTGTTACAAGGCGCATGGGACCGGGCAGATATCACCACCCTAGGCAGTATGATGACAGACACCATGTTGACAGAGATACAACAACAAATTGCATCTCGCGATGCTACCCAGGTATATAGAACAGCAGTGATATCATTGACAGTGAAAATGTTGGGCATAGAAGAAACTGATGTCAATTACATAGCCAGTGTGGAATTTGCCGGCACAATACAAGACACAGTGGGAGCAGAAGCTGAGGCATTTGAAGAAGTTTGGAACATGACCAAGTCAAAATCCTCTGGTGGTTGGTTATTGGCCGGCATTCAAACTTATCAGCAATAAATTGAATAGAGAATATCTAAAATGAAAATAAAATTAATAGATGCATTGACAGCAAACTTTTCAGCCAACATTCTGAAGCACAAGATGAATGTGGAGATCATGCTGAACAATCCTATGGCCATACACGATCACACTGATTGGATGGCGGCTGTGGAAAAAGAGATAGCACACATTGCAGAGTATGAAGACAAGCTAGAAGTGTTACAAAAACATTTCAGAACAGTTTAAGGATAGCTGTGATAGACTACACAGAATTTCCAGTTTACCTGGACTATAGTTCAACCACTCCCATGGATCCACTAGTGGTAGATGCCATGATTCCCTACATGCGTGAGCAGTTTGGTAATCCTGCATCACGCAGTCATGCCTACGGCTGGTCAGCAGAAGCCGCAGTAGAACAGGCCCGACAACATGTGGCTGACCTAGTGGGCGCAGATCCTAGAGAAATTGTCTGGACTAGTGGTGCCACCGAAAGCATTAATCTTGCCATCAAAGGTGCGGCCAAGTTTAGAAAAGGCCAAGGGCAACACATCATCACAGTAAAGACTGAACACAAGGCCACCTTAGATGCTTGTCGTGAACTGGAACGAGATGGTTGGACTGTGACCTATCTTGATGTACTACCCAATGGCCTGATTGATGTGGCTCAGTTGACTGCGGCCATACAGCCTGACACTACCTTGATCAGCGTGATCTATGTCAACAACGAAATTGGTGTAATACAGGATATTGAACAGATTGGTGAATTAGCCAGATCAAAAGGTATTGCATTCCATGTGGATGCGGCGCAGGCCACGGGCAAGGTAGAGATTGACCTACAACTGTTAAAAGTTGACCTAATGAGTTTTAGTGCCCATAAGACTTACGGTCCCAAAGGCATTGGTGCCTTGTATGTGCGCCGCAAGCCCAGAATGAGAATTGAAGCACAGATACACGGTGGCGGCCATGAACGAGGCATGCGATCAGGCACCCTGGCCACACATCAAATTGTGGGCATGGGCGAAGCATTTAGACTGGCCAAGATACATTTACAGGAAGAAACTGCCCGAGTGAGAATCCTGCGTGATCGACTGCTGGCAGGTCTAGAAACCATTGAGCAAGTGTTCATCAACGGAGACATGACTCAGCGTGTGCCACACAATCTCAACATCAGTTTCAACTATGTGGAAGGTGAAAGCATGATCATGGCCTTGAAACAATTGGCAGTAAGTTCAGGTTCGGCCTGTACAAGTGCCAGTCTTGAACCCAGTTATGTGCTAAGAGCCTTGGGCCGTAATGACGAACTGGCACACAGCAGTATAAGGTTTACACTGGGCCGATACACCACCGAACAAGAAATAGACTTTGCAATTGAACTGATTCAGCGCAAGATCGCTGGACTGAGAGAACTAAGTCCACTTTGGGAAATGTACAAAGACGGTGTTGATTTGGACGCCATACAGTGGGCAAGCCATTAACATGCGGTTACTAACACATGCTGATCTTCATCAAGTTTACAGCCATATTCAGGACGAAAAACCTGAACAGTTTTGGGCTATACCAGTGCTAAGAGAAGATGGACAGTTGGAAGCAGTACAAGGCATTCCTCATGATGTATTGAGTAAAATGGTAGAGTTATCAAATTATTGGTGTGGTTGGGGATTTGGAATAATTGGCCGAGAACGGGCCTTTTTACTATTTGAGGACAAGGAAGATGCTTTATTTGCAAAAATACATGTCGGAGAAAATGTCAGCAATGAGTACAATTAAATCATTTTTAGGCAAGCAAGTGGATGAAAACGCATCGTTGATCAGCGAACCATTGATTGTGTCTGCACGGCATCGCAGGGAAGAGCTAGATCAGCTAACTAAAAGACAAGTCGTAGCTTATGCTCAAAAGCATAATATTTCCATCAATTCTAGGAAGAAGAAGGAAGAGCTAATCGAAATCATTGTGAGGTCATAATATGGAACAAGTTAATATTACAGATGATGCTTATGCAAAGATCAAGGACATCATGCTAGAAACAGCAGATATCAGTGACAATGTGGCATTGCGAGTATTTGTACAAGGTGGTGGTTGTAGTGGAATGCAATATGGATTCACATTTGACGAAGAGAAAAACGAAGATGATTTCCATTTTGAAAAGAATGGTGTCAAAGTGGTCATTGATTCAATGAGTATTTCATATCTCACTGGGGCCACCATCAACTACAAAGAAGATCTTGCTGGTTCAAGTTTTGTAATTGATAATCCAGGTGCTCAATCCACTTGTGGTTGCGGTAGCAGTTTCAATCCAGGTTAATAGCATGTATTCCAAATACTATTCTATGAAATTTGAAGAGCTTATGGTTCAACAAACCCTGATTAGTAAAAAATACAACGCCGCATGGCAGGGCGGAGCAAGTCAAGAAGTGCTATCGCAATTATTGGGTCACATGGAAGCAATCAAACAAGCAATCTGGGAAATGGGTTACAAACAAAGCTACGCGGCCAGCGAAAACAAAGACAATGATCAATTCAAAGACAGCATTGCTTGACATGCCAACTACAACCATCAATGAACAAGACTTGGTAGAATTACTGTACCAAGACAAGGCTGGACAGTTGACTGTAAATTCCAGCATACTCGATCGCTACATAAACGGATGTAACGATCTTGGACAAGCACCATCATTTTATTCTCAACCATTGCCAATGACAGTAGAAGAAGCATTAAAAAATTGGAATCTTCCTGGTGATATCGCCAGTTTGGATTTAGATATATACTTTGCTGAAAAGATTAGTACAATTGAAGAAGCCCATAGGGTAGTAGAAGAATTAGAATTATTTAGAAGTCGTGGTTTAGAACCTATGCTTCGTTTTATGATTTACCTGGTTCGAATAATGAAAGAGAATAACATTATTTGGGGAGTAGGCCGAGGCAGTTCCGTTAGTTCGTTCTTGTTGTACTTGGTCGAACTGCACCAGATCAATCCAATTAAGTACAATTTAGATATTAAGGAGTTTATTAGATGAGTCAACACACGCCAAGATACAAGACCCACAAGGGTCGAGAGTTTAACATGAGTGCTTTTGCAGACAAGCACGGTGATACTCCAGCAGTTGGCAACGGTAATTTAAATGGACGAGGTGATGTTGTCGACGCCAGAGGCAATATAAAAATACCAAGCCAGAGTATTTCAAGAGCAGTATCAAACTTACAAAATAACCAAGAAAAACAAGTCAGCCTAAAAGCAGATGACACCATCAATCCGGTTAGGAATTCGCCAGTGACAGCCGACTATACGCCAACAGTAGTTGCCACTAGAAATATTACATCAATTGACGGATTTGAATCCATTGAAACCGAATACAGTGACGGCAGTATACAAGTCGCTCCAAAAGCACAACCAACTCCAACGAGCCTATAATGAAAACTATTAGACCATTGAAAGAACGCATCTTGGCCGAGTTGCTGGGATTAGAACAACGAGTAACTGCCAGTGGCATTATTATTCAAGGTGAAAATGGCAAGGACCGAGGCATCCGTCCTCGCTGGGCCCGAGTTCGTTTAGTGGGTGAAGGCATTGATTGGGTCACTCCAGGCCAATATGTATTGGTGTCACATGGCCGTTGGAGCCGACAGTTCGAATGTGAGCACAACGGTGAAACAATGAAATTGGTTCATTTAGATAACAAAGAAGTGCTGGCTGTGTCAGACGTTGATCCAATGGATGACTTTGTTGGTGTGGGCATTGACACTAGCCCAACCATGCACCGCGCAGAAGATTTCGGCGCAAATTAAAGTTGACATTTGTTTAGTATTCGTGTTATACTATTAACATGGATACTAAAACTACTCGTTGTACAACATGCGGTGACATATATTCGCCGCAATGCAATTGGCGGCAAGGACGCTGTCCCCATCACCCTAGTCTAGCAGATCAAATTATAAACGATCCTTACAAGGCCAGGTTCCTCAATCTTTTTAATGCAATTAAAAATGTCTTCAGAAGTAAGCCTTAATGACATAGTTTGGGATATTCAGAAACTTGGATATAACTGCACTGACCCACACATGGATGGATATTACCAATGGGGTCAGAAACAAAAACTGTACGAGATATTTTGGGAAGCACAGCGACAGCTAAACAAGTGCCCCGAGTTTTATGGTGAAGATGCCTGGTTGCAAGAACACAAAGAAACTGTTATACTAAACAAGTTACAGGGATACTAATTCAATGTTTGATTTTTTTAAAAAGCCAGAATATATCATGCCAGAGATCAAGCCAGTTGAAGTGCCCAAGGCCGACGAAGGCCCAGTATACCAAGTTGGTAAAACACTTGATGGTTCTATCACCTTGCGAATAGGATATACCACATTAACCATGTCAGAAGCCGGCGTAAACTCGCTTATACGATTGCTAGAGGCCGCAAAAGAAGATAACAATGAGGAGATAGCATGAGTAATCTAAGAGATTCAATTGTGTTAACTAGGGAACAAATTGAAAAGTTAAACGAATTATTGCAGTTGCATCCAGAAGTTCAAAATTTTAAACTTAGTTGGATGGCAGATTCTGGAATCGGTTTAGGCTTGTTGGTAAAATTTCAAACCTTTGATCCAGAGGACACAGTAATTGATATCACAGATGTGAGCAATTGGTAATCAACAAAGAAAGTAATTATATGACAGTAGAATCAGCAGGCGTATTTTTAGCATGTACAATTCTAACAGGAATTGGCTTAATTTTAATTGTAATGGCCATCTTGGTGGTTAACAATTTATTTGCAAAGTATTGGAAACCAGTTACTTTCACACATTACCTGTTTCCAATGATGACTGGACCAAGTCCAACTTTCATTGAGCCGCACATAGAAGAACAGCCAAAGCCTACAATGACAAAGGTACCAAAGGAAACTAAATGAAAGAATTATGGGTAGAGAAGTACCGACCAGTATCAATCAAAGATTATGTATGGATTGATAAAGATACCAAGCACATGGTAGAAACCTGGGTAAAAGATCAGTATATTCCACATCTGTTGTTGGCAGGCAATGCCGGCGCAGGCAAGACTACACTGGCAAAAGTTTTAGTCAATGAGCTGGGTGTAGACCCCAGCGAGTTCATGCACATTAATGCAAGTAGAGACAATGGTGTTGACTTCTTAAGAAACAAGATTGCCAATTTCTGTAGTACAATGGCCAATGGTCCGTTTAAGGTTGTACTGCTAGATGAAGCAGATTACATTACGCCACCAGCACAGGGCATCTTGCGTGGCATGCTTGAACAGTATCATGAGGGTGTTAGGTTTATTCTAACCTGTAACTATCCCAACAAGATTATTCCAGCCCTGCACAGTCGCTTGCAAACAATTACATTTAGAACACTGGATGAAACTCAATTTACTCGCAGACTGGCTGAGATTCTAGTAGGTGAGGGTGTTGAACTAGATGCTGAGACTTTACAAACTTATGTAAAGACCTGCTATCCAGATTTGCGTAAGGCAATTAATACTGTACAGATGCGTAGTACCAGTGGTCGTCTTGAATCACCCAAGCAAGAAGATGCAGAGAGTGACTATAAGATTGCAATGGTTGATCTGTTCCGCCAGGGTAGAATCAAAGAAGCTCGGCAACTGATCATTAAACAAATTAGTTTAGAAGAGTATCAGGACATGTATCGCTTCATGTATCGTAACTTGGACTTCTGGGGCAACGATGTAGATACACAAGATGAAGCTTTGCTATTAATTCGCAAAGGATTGGTCAATCATGGACTGGTAGCAGATCCAGAGATCAACCTGAGCGCAACATTTGTTGAACTAGAGAGATTATCGAGACGTGGATAAGATACTGCTGACAGACTGTGACGGAGTACTATTAGACTGGGAAACCAAGTTTAGAGCATTTGCAAAACGACTAGGATATCAATTAAGAGATACTGCGGTCAATGCTTACAGCACCAGCGAGCAATATAACATTAGTCCAGCGGCAGGCTCTGCATTGATTGCCAAGTTCAATGCTTCCAGCGACTTTGAGTCATTGACTCCATTCAAAGATAGTGTTGAATATATTACACAATTGAAAAATGAGAATTGGAAGATTGTTGTGATTACAACTGCCGGCGATCATCCTTGGACCTATGGCCTTCGGAAGAGTAATTTAGACCGGGTATTTGGACAAGATGCCGTTGATGAGCTACACATTTTGCCATTGCATGGAGACAAAGGTCTAAAGCTGGTTGACTATACAGATTCAAACTTGTATTGGATTGAAGACAAACCCAGCAATGCTGAGCTTGGATTTAAGTATGGACTACGCCCATTATTAATGACAAACAATCATAATTTGTCTTACACTGATTCGGTGATTAGAGTAAATACTTGGAACGAGGTATACAAAATTATAAATGGCACAACAGTTTAGAGACCCATCGCTACTGCAAGAATTTCCAAAAGAACTTGAACCCTACAAGGGTCTAATCTTCTGTCCGTTGGATTTGCCAGAGCCTCCAGAAATTGATGAGGCACGCCTGTTTGCATATATTGCCATGCGTGACGAAAGAGATCGAGGCACCTTGGCTGGATCTGTGTCTGGAGCAACCGGTCCTATCCCATTGGATCATCCTTGGCTAAGATATACAGCAAGCTGGTCAAAAGAAAAGGACACATATCCTTGGCGCCTGTTGCATTTAATGCGTAGTGACTTTGCCAATGACGGATGGGAATACTACCCAGAATTTAAAGAATGGTTGCCAGAGCTGGCCGCTTACTTTGAAAGTTTACCTGTTAGTGAATTTTACACAATGAGTTTGCTGAATCAAAAAGCAGGAACAGATGTTGGTATTCACACAGACCCAGATGTATGGTTTGGTTTACGATTCTATGCAGTTAATCGTAGCAATGCTAGAATTTTCTTTCAGAAAGCTAAGAATCCATCAGCAAAGAGATTGCTCAACTTGACCAGGAACGCAGACGGAACTGTCAAGCAGTTACCATGGTCAGACTTTGTAGAAGATGAAAAAGTTTACGGAAAGTACCCGTGTCCGCGCTTTCCATTTCACCTGACGACTACACATGCCGCTCACGGTGTCGAAGCAGTCCCCGAAGGTGACACTGATAGTCGTGTAACTGGTTTTGTTATTTGCCGAGTTCGTCCAAAAGAATATGCAGAGCTACTGGCTCGTAGTGTAAAAAAGTACAAAGACTACGCTATCTGGTGGTAATTGGGACCAAGGTCTCTTTGCCAGATATGGTAAAAACATTGAATTCTAGTTTCACCCAGCGGCACGACAACTTCGTGTTGAACATTGCCAGTTCTGACTAACCAAACTGATCCAGTTGGTTGAAACCACTCAACACTTTCATTGTTTTCAACGTCATAAAATTTCCAATGTGATTTGGGTCCAGTTTTTAAATTTACATGCACTCTCCAGGGGGTATGTGGATCAGCATGTTTGCCAATAGAAAATTTTCCATATATACGGCTTATTCTACATCTAAGGTCACTGGGTATGTTAAAATAAGAAGCTATCCGCTCTTTGAGTTGAAACATTTCGCTGTCAATCATGGTTGGATGCCATTGAGTTAAATCTCGATCACTAGTACCATTTTCATAATATGAATTTACTTCCCTAAAAGGGCCCGGAAACCCGGTGGTATATTTGGCAAAGTCTTTTGTAAGCAGTTCTCCAGTGACAGCATCTTTGGTTATTTTCATGTCCCCATTGGCGTGATCATACCAACGATGTAATCGTTCGTCTGGGGGCTTACCAGTGACAGAAATACTGAATCCAGCCGATTCGCTCTTTTGCAATTGTGACCGCAAGGAAGTTTGAAATATTATTGATGCCTCTTTATAAAGCTGGGCAAAATCTACTTCAATAGGCAGTTGGTAGACAACAGTATTAATATCTATCATACTGTATTTAGTAGGGGTTTCCCCCTACTAAATTTAATCTCCGTATATTCTTAATACTTGAGCAACAGCCGGATGTCTTTCAACATGGCCAATCTCAAATTTAACGATGGCAAGCCTATTGGATTTGTTACCGTCAAGTATCTTTTCCATAAAGTCTTTTAGACCATTGTTTTCATAACCACGATCATGTTGTTCAAGATCTCCGGTTATGACAAACTTACTATTATCTCCGATACGAGTCAACAGCATTTTCATCTGGCTTTGTGTGGCGTTTTGCATTTCGTCTGCAATGATAACGCTATCTTTAAATGTACGACCACGCATGTAGGCTAGAGGAGCAACTTCTATTGTGCCTTCGGTTATCATACCTTCTATTTGTTTTGTATTCCAATACTCTCGAAACACATCAAACACAGGACGGGTCCATGGTGCCATTTTGCTCATTAAATCACCTGGTAGGAAGCCGTGTTGTTCATCAACACTGACTGCTGGTCTGGTAATAACTATGCGCTCTACTGCACCTGCCTTCAACTGCTTAACTGCCCATAAGGTAGCAATAAGGGTTTTGCCAGTGCCCGCAGGCCCTAGTGCAAATACCATATCTTTACCGGGGTTTTCTAAGTGTGCTAGATAATCTTCTTGTCGTAAATTTCGAGGTACTATTTCAACTCGCTTGTACTTGGAAGGTTTCAAATCTCTCGGATCTGTATCTCTATAATGATTTAAATCGATGACTGCGTTACCATCAAACGCCGAATTACGGTCCTGGTGGACTCGTTTTTGCTGTTTTCTCATCTTGCTCCTTTACAATATATGTTGTATTGTCGGGCTGATTTCATTGATTTTTGTGAAAATTTAGTTTTCAGCCCGGGTTAGTCAGGCTGATTCATCGCTGAACCAAAAGTATTTAATGATGATCGGCAAGTTGGGTAGGGTAATGGCAATAATAGACTAAATATCTGTCTATGCAAACACAAGACGCAATTTATAAAAACCTGGGTAATATCCACAACAGCCCCAATGTAATCGATACACTAATCGAAGTAGATCGTGTATTAGATCGCATGGATGTATATGCCTATGAAAATTGGATCAGGGGTGAAATTGTTGATGGCCCTTTTGTAGAACGCCATTGGGTAGAGTTAACACTGATGTACCCACAGAAGATGATGCCAAACCCCGACGCCGCCATGCGCCTTATTAAGAATGGTTGCAAAGTATCTTTTGGCAAGAGCAAATTTAAAACTTTTGTCAAAGTTAAAAATTCTGATGATGTCATTGCAACAGAAGATGGACAGAGAATTCCTAGGCCTGTGGAAAAAACTGTTTGGTTGGTCACATTGCGTATTCCAAAACAATTGCTTGATGTAAGCGAAGACATCAAAGACATGGATGATGTGGACTACGAAAGTGTAGAAGCCGCATACGACGAAGAGTTAGACGGTGAGCAAGGTCTACAGCAAGATGATGCAGATAGTTCAGAGGTAGAAGGCCAAGATGATCAAAAAGTATAAACTTAAAGAAAGCCTTCGCCCAGGCGATCTAAGAGATACCATTGACAGTCTCATTGAGATTGATCGCTACAAACCAAAGATTGGCACCGATGCAGATACCGTTGTGGTTGCATTCAAAGCCAATACCAAAGACGCCGCAGTGGATTTGGGTGCGTACTTGGAGTGGAGTTCGCAAAAGATTGAAGATGTAGAAGTTAGTGATGCCAGCGATAAAGATGGCAAGTTTCATGTTTACCTTGAAATAAAAAGAATGCCAGGCATAAATGAAAAGATCATTGAAATTATCAAAGATGCTGAGCATGCCATAGGCCAACTAGAATGGAAGTTTGTAGGCATGGACGGGCTTAGAAAAGATCTTGACATTGGAAATTTAAACCAAGAAATTGTACAAGATCCAAAGATGTATGCACTACCGCCAGAGAGCCGTGCATATTATTTGAGAATGAAAAATTTAACAAATTATTAATCAGTGGCCCGAGAAGATAGTTTTACAGTAGCCGGTGTTGTTACCGAGACTCTACCAAATGCAATGTTTAGAATAACCCTTGATTCTGGGCAAATGTTAATGGGTCACTTGGCAGGTCGACTGCGTGTGAATAGAATCACCATAATTATTGGTGATAAAGTTGATGTAGAAGTAAGTGTATACGACACAACAAAAGGAAGGATTGTATACAGGCACAAGGGATAAACAATTATATGTGGATACTAAGTTTTATACCTGATTCGGTTTTACATTTTTCAATATTGGTGATGTTGTTTGCTGGTGCTGGCCTTTATGCCATCACCTTTTTCTTTAGGTTTATTCCACCTCCCCTCAGTCTACAATTGGCTCCTTACAAAGGTGCTATAAGTGTACTATCAGTTGTGCTGATGGTGGCCGGCGTATATTTCTATGGAGCATATGATACTGAAATGACTTGGCGTAAACGGGTTGAAGAAACAGAAGCCAAAGTAGCAGAAGCTGAAAAGAAGTCTGTAGATGCCAATGTGCTGTTGGTAGCCGAACGCAAGAAGAAGCAGAAGGTAATCACTGAGTACGCAGTCACAGTCAAAGAGCGCATTGTAGTGAAGGAAAAGATAATTGATGCAGAGTGCAAATTGACACCAGATGCTGTGCAGTTATTCAATGAAGCGGCCACCAATCCAACCAAAGCCACAGGAATTAAAAAATGAGATATCTATTGATCATTTCATTATTTTCATGCTTGGTAGGTTGCACTACTGTAGTGCCAGTGGTTGCAAAGTTTCCAACTGCCCCTGCAGAATTGATGGAAGCGTGTCCAGATTTAAAATTAATTGAACCGGGCACAACCAAGTTGAGTACTGCATTGGCAGTTGTTGCAGACAACTACAGTCTGTACTATCAATGCCAACTCAAAGTTGAAAATTGGATCGAGTGGCATAATACCCAAAAGAAGATCTTCGACAGCATTAAATAAACACTTGACAGCGACCCAGAAAGGTGTTAAACTGTAAGTGATGAATCCCTATCAAATTTTAGGCCTTAAACCCGGCGCCAGCGATGAAGATGTTAAAAAGTCCTATCGCAAACTGGCAATGAAGCACCATCCTGACCGCGGTGGCGACGAAGCTGAATTTAAAAAAATAAAAGAAGCCTACGAGACTTTGATCAACAGTGGTGGTTCAACTCCGTTTGGATTCTCTGATCAACACTTTGATCCAGACAGCACAGGCTTTCGTGATTTTGGCGACATGTTCAGTAAGATGCGGAGACCCGGTGGTTTCAACTTTAATTTTGAGCCAGGTGCTGTAAAAAATCCAGACATCACAGTTGGCATGCCATGCACACTAGAAGAAGCATTCCATGGCTTTACCAAGGTCATTAACTTTCAAGTGCCAAGCGGCGAGTTTAGACAATTAGAAGTGACATTCCCGCCAGGCTGTACAAAAGATGTCAAGATACGATTTACCGGTGAAGGTGGCCGAGTATCTGACAGGTTGCCCGCTGGTGACTTGTATGTTAAACTAAACATAAGTGATCATTCATTTTGGAAATTGGATAGAGTTGATTTGATTGGGACCATTAAAATTTCAGTCTGGCAAGCAATGTTTGGCACTACCATTGGCTTGACGGAAATTGACGGAACTGCTATTGAAGTTACAATTCCTGCTGGCACACAACCCGGATCTCAGTTGCGTCTAAGAGGAAAAGGATTCAGCGCCAGAGGAACCAATGCAAGAGGCAATGCTTTTATTGAAATTAAGGTTGAGCTACCCAAGTTAAACGAAGATGATAAACAACGACCCATTGTTGACTTTATTAATAAAACATAGTAAAATAATCATATGATAGAATTAGTAAATGATGACCATCCGATTCTGGCCGCAGTGATGCCAACAGCAACCGATGAACTAAACCTGGAAGCACTCAGCAAAGACATGTTTTTGCTGATGTGGAGCAGTGGTGGTATTGGCATGGCAGCACCACAGGTGGGCTTGGCTGTACGAATGTTTGTAATGGGGCCACAAAGCGGTCCCAACTTTGTGTGTATCAATCCTGAAATTGTTGAGCATGGCCCAGATGTTATGAATCTAGAAGGGTGTTTATCATTTCCTGGTTTGTGGTTAAATATCAAGAGGCCAGAGTGGGTGCATGCTCGATATCGTACGCTCAATGGGGAAACAGTTGAACAACGGTTTGATGGACTGCTGGCAAGATGTTATATACATGAGTTAGACCATTTAAATGGTGTGACATTTGTAAGCAAGGCCAAGCCATTGAGTTTGCGGCTTGCCAAAGAAAGACAGCGAAAAGAATTGCGTAAACAAAAAAGGGTATTATGAGTCAAGAAGAGAACAACAGTCGCATTAACGAAGTCATTGCTCGTGCATTTCAAGAAGCACTGAGCCGTGAGCATGAGTATGTTACATTAGAACATATTCTTCGTGTGATGCTGGATGAAGATGAAGTTCGAGATATCCTTAGCGAACTGCAAATGGATGTTCCTGCATTGAAAGAAGAAATTGATCTTTGGCTAAGAGGACAAGAAGATATTCGTGTGGATGGAATTACCAAGCCACGCAAAACTGCCACCTTAGAGCGTTGTTTTAATCGTGCATACACACAGGCCATTTTTACAGGCCGTGGACACATGGAACCCATTGACCTGTTGATCAGTATCACCAGCGAAAAGAACAGCCACGCCAACTTCTTTTTGGCCAAGCATGGCATCAACAAAGAAGCATTGATTGGATATGTTGGGCGTCTCAAAGATGGCCGAAGCAAAGAAAGTAAAGTTGCAAAGAAGCGTGATAGCGAAAAGATTCTGACCAAGTACACCACCAACTTGAACAAGAGCGCAGAAAAACAACTGATTGATCCCTTAATTGGTCGAGAGAAAGAAGTGTTCCGTCTTGCACAAACACTTACTCGTAAAAAGAAAAATAATGTAATCATGGTAGGTGAGCCTGGTGTGGGTAAGACTGCCATTGTTGAAGGTCTTGCAGTGGCAATGATTCGCAACGAAGTTCCTGAAGTATTAAAGAAGAAAACAATTTACAGCTTGGACCTTGGCAAGTTGTTGGCAGGCACACGATATCGCGGCGACTTCGAAGAGCGTATGCAACATGTGCTTGAAGCACTGGAAGAACGAGACGATGCCATTTTGTTCATTGATGAAATACACATGATCATGGGTGCAGGTGCTGGCGGCCAAGGTAGCATGGATGTAGCAAACATGCTCAAGCCCAGTTTAGAAAAAGGCAAATTGCGTTGCATTGGTAGCACAACATATGAAGAGTTTCGCGAGAACTTTGAGAAAGACCGTGCCCTACTGCGCCGCTTTACCAAAGTTGACATCAATGAACCTTCGGTGGAAGAAACCAAACTGATGTTGCGTCGAATTGCGCCGTTGTATGCCGCTTATCATAAACTTGACATCAAAGAAGGTGCAATTGATTTAGCAATTGATTTGTCAATGAAATACATGCTGGACAAGAAACTGCCCGACAAAGCAATTGATATCATTGATGCGGCTATGGCCCGTCTGCGTGTTACAAATACGCCAGAAGGAACTGAAACTACCAAAGACAACATTCGTCAAGAAATTAGTGATATCACTCGTGTGCCAATTGAACAGTTGGGCGAACAGAAGAATGTTGCAGTCACTGACTTAGAAAGCCGTATGCGTACAAATGTGTTTGGGCAAGACAATGCAATTGAACGCCTGATGAACATGGTGTATATTGCCAAGTCGGGATTGAAAGAAGTAAATCGTCCAATGGCCAACTTCTTGTTTGTAGGACCAACTGGCACTGGTAAAACTGAACTGGCACAACAGCTATCCATTGGGCTGGGCATGGAACTTGTGCGTTTTGACATGAGTGAATATCGTGAACCGCATAAGATTGCCAGCTTGATTGGTAGCCCTCCGGGTTATGTTGGATACGGCGAAGGCAAAGCAGGTTCAGGTAAATTGATCAACGAACTTGAGCGTGTGCCCAATTGCGTATTGCTGTTTGACGAAATTGAAAAAGCTCACCCAGATGTGATCCAAGTCTTGCTGGGCTTGATGGACAATGGTATTGTCACAGGCAGTGACAACAAACAAGCCAGTGCTCGTAATGCCTTTGTCATTATGACATCAAACTTGGGTGCTGTTGACAGTGAACGACAAGTGATTGGATTTGGTGGAGGTCTAAACAACGATGCCAGTGAAGAAGCAGTGAAGAAATTCTTTGCACCAGAGTTCCGCAATCGTTTGGATGCAGTTGTTAAATTCAATCGTTTGGGGCAGGATATTATCCGCAGAATTGCAGATAAGTTTATGACACAGATTCGCGAGCAGTTGGAAACACAAGGACAATCGATTGTGTATGATGATAGTGCATTGGATTATCTTGCCGCACATGGTTACAGTGAAACAATGGGTGCTAGACCAATGAAGAGATTGATCAACGAAGAAATTCGTTTGCCAATTGCCAAACGGATCATCAAGGAAGGACTTGATCTTCATCACATTGGCGCCAAAGATGACAGTTTAGTTATTAGTTAATGAAACAAAATTACACACAAAAATTGTTCTGGAAACGCTGGCCTTACAAGGTAATTGTTGCAATTACGCCAGCTCGTAAAACTACCTATATCAATCATTCGTTCAGAATGACCGACGAAGAAAGGCAAGAACGAGCCAAAGATATCAATATGATCACCAAGTGGTGCAAAGCAAGATTTCCCGAAGCTGGTCTTCGCCGTGAAGGCAATTTAAGTGTTTTTCTAGATACCGAACAAGAAATGAATGATGTAGTTGAATCTTGGAAAGACCGAGTCATTGCAACTTGGTCTCCAGAAAGTGAATCAGCATTGGACTTGCTTAAAACACATACCTATGATGTTGTCAGAGCTAGGCCCTGGTACGGTAAATTTCCTATTAGAGCCCGTATCAATTACGATGACAACTTTAGATTAAAAGCAGTAGATAACTTTAGATCTGCGGTGTTATCATTGGACAACAGCGATTGGTTTTGTGCAGGGCTGTTGAAGAAACTGATTTACAATGATGTTTTGCCAAGGACATATGGATGGGGACAACCTCTTCATTTATACCTTGCAAGCCAGGATGATGCCGCAATGCTACGCCTACAACTGGGTGATTATATCACAAGATTTGAAAGAATCAGAGCACCAGACTAGAAAAGTACTAAGCTAAATCAATGAGCCTCCGCTAAATACAGCTGGAGGCTTTTTAATGGCTAAAATACAAGAAGAACTCATCGTTATCAAATTAAGCAAGCTACACAAGGACAGCAATGCAGATGTACCGGCAATTGCTGGCGCTGAAATTGTTGCAGGTTTAGAACAAGTGGCACAAGAGCTGGTTGGTAAAGATGTAATCGTTGAAATTATTCAGGAGTAACAATGGGTACACACAACATGCTCATTGACAATGCACAGTTGGATCAAACTGGGCCAGCAGTTCGTGCTGACGGATATTATGGGTATGCAGATGGTATGCATACTGTTGCATTCTATATTAAAAATTTCAAAGGAAATTTAATCATAGAAGCATCATTGAGTGATAAACCACAAGAAAGTGATTGGTTTCCAATTGGGCTAGGTCCAAACGGAACATCATTTTATAGTGTTGATGGGCCAGAAACCAGGGTTGAAAGCTTCAACATTGTTGGAAATTTCGTATATCTAAGAGCTAGAATACATAGAAGTCATCTGGGACTAAATGTCCAGCAAGTAGGCACTTGTGAACGAGTAGTTCTCAGCCTATAAGGGAATAACAGGAGAAATAAAATGGCGATTAACGCATCTTCAGGAGGACAACTACAAGGTGGAACAGGTGGTGGCGGAGGCCTTACACAAGAAGACGTCCAAGACATTGTAGCAGACCAAATTGAAGTAGGCAACGATATCAATATCGGCCTACAAGCTACCTATGATGACCAAACTGGTAAACTTGTTTTAAGTCTAGCTGGCGCAACAGGCGGTGGCGGCAGTGGAACAAACATTATTGTAAAAGAAAATGGAACCGCTCGAGGAACCGCAACAACATTGAATTTTGTTGGACCCAGTGTTGATCTAACAAACAATGTTGCTACAATTACCGGTGGCCTAGATTCTGTTTCAATATATGAGAATACTGCGAACCGCGGGAATTTTACAAGTATTAATTTTGTCAGTGGCGCAACTGTTACAGTCCTGGATGGCACAGCAAATGTCACCATCACTGGCGGTGGCGGTGGTGGGGGCAGTGGTGACTTTAGTGGAAACTACAATGACTTGACCAACAAGCCAACTCTGTTCAGTGGTAGCTATACAGACTTGACCAACAAGCCAACGCCGTTCAGTGGGAACTACAGTGATTTATCTGGTAAGCCAACGCTGTTCAGCGGCAACTATAGTGATTTATCTGGTAGACCAACGGTGCCTACTGATGTAAGTCAACTAACAGACTCACAAAATTTAATAGACAGTTACACATTACCAACTGCCAGTACCAGTGTACTGGGTGGTGTCCGAGTTGACGGCTCTACTATTTTAATCAGCAATGGTGTTATCAGTTCTGTTGGTGGCACAGGTGGTGGTGTTACATTAAGTGATGTTGGCACATACCTAAGCAACAACGGATATGCCACACAAACTTATGTTACAGGCCAAGTAGACAATTTAATCAATGGTGCTCCAGGAGCATTGAATACACTAAACGAATTGGCCGCGGCCATTGCCAGCAATCCAAGTTTTGCAACAGACCTTACAAGTACTCTAGCCGGTAAGGTAAACTTGTCAGGTGGTACAATGACCGGAGCATTGACACTGTCAGGTGCCCCCACAATAGATTTACAGGCCGCAACCAAGAAATATGTTGATGATAGCATTGGTGCAATTCCTACTCCAACAACCAACTTAGATGCCTTAACTGATGTCATTACAACAGGTGCAACAGCTGGTCAAATTTTAGGATGGAATGGCAATCATTGGGTTCCTGTTGCCAACAGTGGAGCCAAAGGTGATACAGGTTCTGCAGGCCCAGCTGGTAGCGCAGGCACAGCAGGTTTAAGTATCAGTGCCGCCACAGTAACATTGGCAGGTCGCTTACAATTAACATTGACAGACAACAGCGTTGTTGATGCTGGTAATGTATCTGGTATTAAATCAGCCACTGTAAATGGCAGTGGCAATTTAATCTTAACAAAACAAGATAACACCACAGTTGATGCTGGCAATGTAATTGGGCCACAAGGCGCCACAGGTGCTCAAGGTATACAAGGTGTCACAGGCGACACAGGTAGTCAAGGACCTGCTGGTTTATCAGTAACATCAGCAAGTGTAAACAGCTTTGGTCGTTTATTAATTGTTAAATCAGACAACTCAACAGTTGATGCTGGTAGTGTAGTTGGACCACAGGGCGTCCAAGGTATCAAAGGTGATACAGGTGAAGCTGGTGCCACAGGACCTGCTGGTTCAAATGGTACCAGTGGATCAAATGGTGTAGGTATCACAACTGCCGCAGTCGATGGCAGTGGCCGCTTGATCATTATAAAAACAGATTCTACAACAGTAGATGCTGGTAGTGTAGTTGGACCAACTGGCACACAAGGTACAGCAGGTGCCCAAGGTCCGCAAGGTTCAACTGGTGCTACAGGACTTGGAATTTACAGCGTAGTAGTTGACGGTGACGGCAACTTACAAGTCACATTGACAGACGCTACCACTGCCAATGCCGGTAGTGTTATTGGACCTCAAGGACCGCAAGGTGCCGCAGGTCCTGCGGGACGAAGCATTGCCAATGGTGGCGTAGTAGTTGATGCTGGTGGCAATTTACAAGTCACATTGACAGACGGTGTTACAATTAATGCAGGTGGAGTAGTTGGACCACAAGGTAGCACAGGTTCACAGGGTATACAGGGTATTCAAGGTGTCAAAGGCGACACAGGTGATACAGGAGCCACAGGTGCCACAGGTACCAGCTACACAGTCAATGGCAAAGTTGGTAGTGTTCAAGTATACGGCCTAGGTGCTACAACACAAAGCGGATACGATTTAGAAGTTGATTTGTCTAACAAGGCAAACAAACTAACAACGGCAAGAAACATTGCGTTGACAGGTAAAGTAACTGGTTTAGTAAGTTTTGATGGTAGTGCCAATATAAGCATGACAACTGCCATCAGCGGTGTTACATCTAGTGACGTCACTGAAGGTACCAGATTATACTACACAGATTCTAGGGCGCAACAAGCTATTAGTTCACTTAGTGATAGCAATATTACTAGTTTGATCAGCTATGACAACTCAACTGGTCAAATAAAGTATCGTGCCAACACAAGTTATATTACTGAAGGCAGTAACCTATATTTTACCAACACTCGTGCAGATGCCCGTGCAGATGTGCGTATTGGTGCTTCAAGCATTAATGCATTGTCAGACGTTGATACAGTCACAGCGGCACCAACTAATGGTCAAGTATTGACCTGGACAGGTAGTGCATGGACTCCTGCAACATCAAGTGGTGGTGGCGCAGGCGCAGTATCAAGTGTCAATGCCAAAACAGGTATTGTTGTTTTAAACACTGACGATGTCACTGAAGGTTCTGCCAATCAATATTTTACCAACACTCGTTGGGACAACAGATTGGCGGCCAAGACAACAGACAACTTAAATCAAGGTACATCAAACAAATATTTCAGCGATAGTCTTGCTCGTAACGCATTGGCCGCAGGAACTGGTATAAGTTACAATAGTGCCAGTGGTACATTCAGTATCAATGCCACAACCAGCAATGTCACAGAAGGCAGTAACTTATACTATACCAACACAAGATTTGATACACGAATTGGCCAAAGTAATTTATCACAACTGGCTGATGTTGCAGACACAACTCCTACCACAGGTCAAGCACTGGTATGGGACGGTGGAGCATGGGCCCCAAGTACTGTCAGCAGTAGTGGAGGTGGTGGAAGCGGCAGCAGTTCTGGTATCTTCCGAGCCGCTGTTCAAGTCAATTATGATGCTTCTGGCAACCTATCAAGTGTCAGCGTATTAAATGGTGGTATTAGTGCCGCGATTGCTACTGCGGCGTCAGCAACTGCCACAGTGACATTTACATTTACTGGAAGCGTATGTTTACCACTTGGTGTACAAGTCTACGGTTATCAGCAAGCAGGTAACATTTATGTTACTCGTGCTATCTCAAGTGATTATACTGTAAGAACAGTGGCTGGTGGCGGTAGCTCTGGTAGTCCAACAGCATTCTCATCATTCAGTTCAAGTACACACCAAATGACAATCAGCTTAACCAAAGCATTATCGGGATCTAGTGCGAGTCTAGGCCAAATAACACATTGCGTTGTGCAATTTGTGTTGGCAAATGCTTAATAGGAGTAGCAATGTCAATTAATGCATGGAAAACCAGCTTCATTGGAATTAATAAACCTCCCAAGGTTATGGCGGCCACAGCCGACGCATTTGTTCCAGTGGCGCTTTGGCCTCATGCCAATGATCCAACTGATCCTTATTGGTCTGGTGGTTCTAATCCCCAAGCCTATCGATGGCAAGTTGATTTTACAGTTGGTGCAACCAGTCAAGGCAGTAACTTAACTAGAACCCCGTTTACATTCACTGCACAAGATATCGAAGTCGGTGACTTTGTTGCAGGTACCCAAGATGGCAAAGTGGTTGAAATCATCAGCATCTTGGCAAAAACAGATTCTACTATAACTGCAATTGTAGAAGACCGATTGCGTTATAATACATTCAGAGACCCAACTGGCTTTGGCCTGTTTGGATGTCCTGGTGCTGTAATTTTCTTCCAAATCAATGAGCTTGGATTGCCAATGCTGGATCCATTGCCTGGACAGGCTAGTGTAAACTTTTTTAGTGATGTTCAAAGTAGATTCCAATACATGAATCCGTTGACCAACTACACATTGTCAAAAGAAAATCATGGGTTGAAAACTGGACAGCCAATCAGCATTGTCAATGGCACATTTGAAATCACCAATGCAGACAATGCTAAAAAGTACATTGGCACAGTGATATATCCAGGGCCTGGACCACATCAATTTATTCTAAGACCCAGCAACGGTATCATTGACTTTGCTCCAGGTCTTCCTGGCATCATTGGCGACTTTATCTATCCTGCCGCTGATGGTTCAGGCGCTCTTACCACAGACTCGGCCAGTAATAAACCTATTTTTATCAAACTATCCAACGCCATTCAAACTATAACAACAGGCACAGGTATTGATCCAACTGGAACAGATGGTGATGTGGTATTAATTAATCGTGTGCCGTTGACATTGCAAGGCAGTGGCACTGGAACATACAATCTAGATGAAGCCATTGCGCTGATCAATGTGGCCACTGTGGATACAAATATCACAGCAATTAAAGTGGGTGCATCAAATCAAATTGTAAGTGACACAGTCACATATCCAACACCGTATGGATTGATTGCTGGTTATGTTCCTTTTAGTGCCAGTATCAACGGCATCACCGTGAACTTTACAACAACAGCTTCTGGATCTGTACAATACGGTCCGGGCATTGCAATTGGTGTTGACATGATACAGGACATCAACACAGCAAGAATTCCAGATATTTCAACTGGCATTGATGCAAACGGAAATATTGTTATAACAGAAACAGCAGGTGGAGCAATTACCATTGTCAACATTGCAAACGATGCGAACGGCAATCCTTTTGCCGGGGCGAATGGTGTGAGTGCATTGCCAGAAACAACTCCTGCAAATACAACAACCAGCGCATTGCGTTTGTACCGAGATGATGGTGGTCCAATGACCTTGGTAGATAGTCAAGGACAATTTTTTAGTACCGCAGGTGTAATGAGTGGACAAACAGGTCGCTATGCAATTGGTTTAAATGTTGAGCAGGGCCTACGAGCCAACTCAACCACTACAGTTCCTACAATTGCGGCCAGAGATGCATTGAGCACTTTACCTGGTGATCAAGCCTGGGTAATAGATGCAGGCCACGGTGAATGGGCATTGTATCTCTGGGATGGTAATGTATGGCAAGAAGTGACAAACCAGCGCAGTAAAGAAACTGATGCAAGAACAATCAGTCAACAAATCACTTTACCTGGTGCAACTACAAACATTGGTACAATTACCCAAGGTAGAAGAATACTAAATGTCAGTGTATCAGTTACAACCGCATTGGTTGATGCACCAGCGTTTGACATCACTGTTGATGGCGCAAGTGTTTGGCGATATATCCATAATGGTGCCACTGGTGTTGGAACATACACAGTTGAATCAGAATTAGTTACATCGGCCAGGGCCAATGTAGTGGTAGCTATTCCAAGCAATACTGCCACAGGAACATTTAAGGTTGAGGTGACCTATGTCTAAGAAATTCAATAACGCACATGGAACTACATCAAGTGAATTTAATCTTGGTGTTGGTTTTGGCACAAATTTAAGAAGCTATGTGCTATTTGCCGAAAGCAATGGCGTAAATCCAATTGTGGCCGGTGATAGATTTGAAGATACCATTGAGCTGACTGGAGTTGAATTTTTTGATCTGAGAATGCTTGCAACTGACTCAGCTGGAAATATTGCCACTAAACAAATCAGAGGAACTGTTTCACCAGGCGGCACAGTTTACAAAGTAGAAGATATATTTCAAGAAACAGCTGAAGCAGATGTAGAATTAGTAATAGCCGGAAATGTCTTAAATATAACATGTGCCAAAGGACTGGTTCCTTTGACTTACAACATTTACATTTCGTTATTAAGGGCAGGATAAAATGGAAATCAGAATCTCAGAATTAGGTTTAGTAACCACACTTCAGAATGCAGACTTTCTTGCAACTGTCCAGGATGGCGTAACATCTAAAATTACTGGCAACGAAGTTGCCTTCAGCGTTAAGTCAATTGCAAACTTGGCAGATGTGGTGTATGTTGATACATCTATTGCAACGGCCATTGCCAATTTGATTGATGGTGCACCACAGATGCTGGATACTCTTAGAGAGTTGGCAGATGCAATGAACAACAACCCAGAGTTCTACAACGAACTACAAAGTGCAATTAACAACTCTGTTCAAGAGTCTGAATTCCAGGAATATTTTGATAATGCATTTGCTGGAAAGAACACATACCACTTGGTAGAAGGTAGCAACTTATATTATACACCACAGCGTGTACTGGATTTACTGGCACCGCAGATCACCACTGAACTATTGAATGTCAAAGATATTGTATTCACTGGTACAGGTATTGTAGATATCAACAGTGGCAACGACTTGCAATTAAATGCCGCTGGTGAAATCTTCATCAATGGTAAAACTACAGAACAGCGAGTGCTTGATGTTGTTGTTCCGCTGATTCCAACCAGCATTTTTGATTTAGGTGTCCCAGAAGTTAGTACGCCTGAAAACATTCCTGGATATCTTTATTACAATGGCACTGATCTGAGTTGGAAAGCACCTCCACCACCTAACAGATTAGTAAATGGCGAATACCAAGTGGTGCTTGGTGCCGATGGTACCGTATCATTGTCAAGTGGCAGTAACATTTACGATGACGGTGGTGCATTAAGATTTGATGCCAATAAGAATATACAATTAAGTGCGTATGAATCGGGCGCACCAGCAACTTGGACATTTGGCACAGATGGTAGGCTAGCATTGCCAGCAGGTGGAGACATTGTTGACAGTACTGGTGCCAGTGTACTGTTTGTCGCTCTAGACCTATTCAGTGGCAGTTACGCCGACTTAACTAACAAGCCTACGCTGTTCAGTGGATCATACAATGATCTGACCAACAAGCCAACTGCTCCAACATTTACAAGTGTAACAGCCACAGACTTAAATGTAGAAAATATCACATTTACAGGTGCTGGTCCTGTATCGTTTACCAGTGGAAATGATTTAGCGTTTGTAGCGTCAGGTAATATAACATTCAATGGCAATGAATTGGCCACTGTAGCAACTAGTGGTAGTTACAACGACTTAACCAATAAACCAACTATTGTAGAAAAAACTACAGGGTCTTGGACACTGGCCGCAGGCGCTAACACAGTAAGTCTCACAGTACCAATAAACGGTACTTACTCTATATGGGTCAACGGTAATATTCCCAATGGTATTGTTTCATATACCGCTACAGTAGTTGTGACTAACACTAATGTGCCGGTACTAGGCAGTAGTTATGGTTGGTATTATGTAGACGGCAATGCTCTAGTGCTCACCGCAATACCCGATCAAGTTGTTGGAACTGCCAATGGTATTAGCACCGCTGTGGTTGCCACCACAACTGCCAATGTGTTTACCTTTGGCATTACTAATAACAGTGGCTCTGACCAAGTGGTTAACTGGGGCTATACTAAACTTTAAGAACAAGGAATAACAAATGCGTGAATATATCATTACAGTAAAAGACCCAGCAGTATGGGACACAAGTCTTTGGAACGAATTGACCATCAATGGCCTAGGTGATAACTTTATCCCCAAGCGAGCAATTGAAGTTTTAAACGAGCGACCATTCAATGAATTTATGGCACACTTCAACTTGACAGATGAAGAAGCGGAAGAAATTAGACAAGATGATAGAATAGCATTTGTTGAACTACAAGCAGACTTACACCCAGAAGTAAAAAAAGAACACTTTGGTACCAGACCAACAGCAACATATGACAAAAGTGGCACAACCACTGCCACAATGAAAAACTGGGGGTTACTTCGATCCAGTAGACCAGCAAATCCATTTGCCTCCTCCACCTCAGTAAGTGCTGATTTCGCATATAACTTGGATGGCACAGGTGTCGACATCATTGTCATGGACAGCGGTGTCAATGCAGGTCATCCTGAATTTGCAGTCAACCCAGATGGCACCGGCGGAAGTCGAGTTGTTGATTTTAATTGGGCCAGTTTAGGTGTTCCGGGAACAGCCAGTGCTGCCAGCATAGGTGGTTACTTAGGCGATGCCGACGGACACGGAAGTCACTGTACCGGCATTGCGGCTGGCAACACACATGGTTGGGCCCCGGGTGCCGCAATTTATAGTTTGAGAATTTTTGACGGTAATAACATCATGGGCGGAGGTTACCTGGGTGCAATCAACAGTGACATTGCATTTGACATTGTCAAACAATTCCACTTGACAAAACGGGCGGCTGGCAACATGCGTCCTACAATTTGCACAAACTCGTGGGGCTATCGATCAACATACAGTGGTATGACTTCAACAGTATACCGCGGCGTATCTTACCCTGGATCCAGTGCAAATTCTGCCCGTGGCCAGGTCAATTACCTTCATCCGTATGTTGTAAATTATCTTGATGTCAGTGCAACAAGCTGTTCCAATGCAGGTGTTATACTAGTTGGTGCCGCTGGCAACTATCTGCATAAAATTGATGTGCCTGGTGGACTTGACTATGATAATTATTACATTGGTTATGGCGAGACAACATACTATCACAGAGGCAGTAGTCCAACTCGTGCTGATGGTTTTATCAATGTGGGTGCTATTGACAACTCAATTGTAGAACAAAAAGTATACTTCAGTGAAACTGGACCGCGTGTGGATGTGTATTCCGCTGGCACCAGTATTATGAGTGCGCTGAGTTCGAACTACTCTCCAACTGTGGCTGATCCTCGAAATACAGCACACAGATTGGGTAAAATTTCAGGCACCAGCATGGCATGCCCACAAGTGACAGGCGTACTTGCAACAGTGCTACAAGCTCGACCCGCAATGACTCCTGCCGAAGCCAAACAGTTCTTGATTGACCATTCTGTTAAGAACGCCCTGGTAGAAGGTAGTAGCACTGCCTACACCAGTACCACATACTTGCAAGGTGGCGCCAATAGGATATTGCAAACTCCGTTTACCAGTCCCAATCGAGGCGGCATCACCAGCTAACTCATGCGTCTATAAATAGACGCATGACACTTACAAATCTATTTCATGGTAAAGTAATATTATGGAAAACATGAAACATTACATTAAAGTTAGTGTATCCAGAGAACTGACTGACAAAGAATTTGAAGAGCTGACAGATATCATTGAAGACGAAGTGGGTGACATTGTTGCCAGTGATGATGTTCACGAATACCCAGACGACAATAGACAAATTTGCTATCTGTTTGAATTGGGCACAGCCATAGAGAATTGTGAAAACGGTCCAAGTGCTTTTGAAATTGTGCAGTTTGAAATTGATCAAATGTTACCTGACCGTGTCAAATGGGACATTGAGTCGCAATGAAATATTCGCCAGCGGCGTTGAGACTACTGGGTTACAATTTAAGAAGTCATGTGTGGGAAGATTTTGTTGCCAACACCATGCAGACTTGGTTTAAATTCAGCATTGATCATGTTGAAAGCAATTTTGCATGGTACACGCTGAGCTTGCATAAAAACGCATTAAACCTCACACATGGTGGTGCATTGATGACATACATGGACTATTGCATGGCGGCCCATATTTGGGACCTAACTGGTGGCAAGCAGGCAGTTACTACACAAATGTCAAATAAATTTATTCGGCCCGCCAGGATCGGAAGATGGTTGTTTGGTCGGGTACAACTGGTTGAACAAAATGACACTATTATTTTACATGGAGAGATTCATGCCAATGATCCTGATGGCATGTTGATCCTGGCCAGCCAAGGTGAATTTATTTTACCAAAATCAACAGAAAGACTTGACATTCTAATTTAAACTGCTATAATAGCTGTATAGACATTTAAACTTCTGAGGAACAATATGAAAATTAATTTACGCAAGGCCAGTGTGGTCCAGCAAACAATCATTGACGAAATCAAGCGTCTGGGCAATGAAAAAACAACTGTCAGTGTGAGCTTGTTTGCTGACAATGTGGCCAATCTATTGAATGCACAGTTAGAAAAAGTAATTGCAAATAACCAACGAGTTGGCCGCTTGCTGGATGCAAACCGTTACCTTCGTGCAACTGTGGCAAAGAAAAATGCCGAAGTTGGCATCACCGATTACCTAGCAGAAGATGCATTCTTGGCCAGTGCCGAAAGTCGTGTGCGTCAGATTACTGAACTTGAAGTTCGTCCTGATCTGTCTGCACTTGAAAAAGAAATTCAAGCTCGTAGTGCCAACACTGGCAACGAGCGAAGCATATACGGTCGTGACTACAACATTGAAGTGCATGTGGCTCTGCCTGAGACTGTGGCAGAAGCCAAAGCAGAACTGGCTCGCATTCAAAAGCGTCGACGCAAGATCAAGGACGAGATGGTCACCATCAATGTCCGCACAGAGTTTGAAGTAGCCGAACAGGTAGCACTTGTGCTGACTGACCTCGGTCTAGACTAAGACTGCCACACTTGGTCCAGGGTAGGAGATGAAAATACTTCATCTTAATTGATGAAAACCTACTGGCTTAGTCTGAAAAACTAATTCCAAATTGTCTTGCTTAGGCATCAAAAACCACTTTGATGTTTGATGTGATGCCTAAGCAAAAGACCCATGTTTGATATTAGCTATTTGATCTTTGCTGTTTGACTATTTTCATTTCGTCCCTGCTTCGTGGCACTATTAATATGAACAGTTTAGAAAAAGTATGGGCCAGAGCTACTGGTCATTTGATGGGCCAAACAGATGACGACCGGCCCGATGTACCTATTCTTACCAAGCAAGAAGCTAGAATTGCCTTGACTTTGAAGACATTTTGGGTTATAATACATGTAATCACTTGTTTGTTCATTTGTGCTAACGTCATACATCATTGGTAGGAGTTATTATGGGTCGTGTAGGTTTTTGTTGCAAATGGATCAACGATCCCAGTGAAGTGGCTGGCATGAAAGTCAGTGCTGTGGATCGTGACCTGAACGGCCGATCAACCACCATGCGTTGGTTGCGTGAACATCCTGCCGAAGCTGAACAGCGTCAGTGGGATATTATGAATCACAATGCCACAGCCGCTGTACGGTTAATCGAGCGTGTGGCCACATTGCCAGCCAATCGCAGAATGGTTCGACTTGGCAGTGAAATGCTACAGGGTTATACCCAGAAAGATTGGATCAACTGGTGGCAACAACCGGAGATTCAAGACCATTGTGCAAAGATATTTGCGCCCATTGGTGAAACTGCCAGACGTCTGGATGTGCGTTTGAGTTTTCACCCTGGACAGTTCTGTGTGCTGGCCAGCGAGAATCCTGGCATTGTTGATCGAAGCATAGAGGAGTTTGAATATCATGCGGACATGGCTAGATGGATGGGCTACGGCAAGTCGTTCCAGGACTTTAAGATCAATGTACACATCTCAGGCAAGCAAGGACCTGCCGGCATTGTTTCAGCCCTTGAACGATTGTCACCAGAAGCCCGCAACTGTATCACCATTGAAAACGATGAAAACGCCTGGGGCATTGACTCCAGTCTCGAACTTGCCAAGCATTGTGCCCTGGTGCTGGACATACACCATCACTGGATCCGTACAGGAGAATACATTCAGCCCGCTGACGATAGAGTTCGGCGTGTGATTGATAGCTGGCGTGGTGTGCGGCCTGCCATGCATTATAGTGTCAGTAGAGAAGATTATTTGGTTGGGCATGATGCAGACACTATGCCAGACATGACCAGTTTATTGGCACAGGGTTATAAGAAACAAAAGCTTAGAGCACACAGTGACTTCTATTGGAATACAGCCGTGAATGACTGGGCCGCTACATTTGCTGATGACTTTGATATCCAATGTGAAAGCAAGGGTAAGAACTTGGCCAGTGGTATATTTGCCAACAAAATAGCGGCCTAAGCCGCTATTTCTTTTCGTTAACCTAATAGATTATTAAGCAGTAGCAGAGTGTGCTATTCTTCCGCTGATGCCGTGCAGGCCGACGGGCAGGGTATTATTGCTATCAATCCATTGTGTAAATGGAAAGCTTGCTAGAGTAGACGTTAATGGAAATGAGCGGTTTTCATCAATCTGCAGTAATTTAAATTTGTTTGCATTATCATATGCTGACAGCGCATCAAATCCGGCTAGTACTTGTGCATCAGTGAAAAATACTTCTCGGTCGGCCAGTGTACTAAATTCAAAAAATAGTGACCGAACATTGGAATCAGATGACATGGTGTTTCTCATTTGTACTATCTTATCGGGTAAAAAATATGCAGTTTGTATATAATTCCACCAGGTAGCATCAATTTCCATATGTGGAGCATGGGTTGGCCTTGGCGGTGGTAGTCCTACTTTAATTTCAACGAAACTAAAATGTAAGTTGTTTTTTTCTATCATGGTTGTTATTTCCTTTACGATGGACCATTTAATGGCCATTGGGCACTTGCCGTCATGTCTATTTATCACGGCTGGATCAATTTATCCAAATTAGTGCAATTTTCATTAAAACGGGTGATAACTATGTTGCGGTGCAACATATATAATGTTATACTAGTGAAAACACTGATAGTGTTTCTACTAGTGGTAGTGCTCATTAGAGGCTACCAAACATTTGCTTAATAAAGGAAAATAAAATGTTCACTGAAATCACAAAAACTTTCGAATCAAACCAAAAATTGGCCAAAGAATTGACCGCACAACTGACAGGTGCATCAACAGCATTTGCAAAGACACTATTAGATGTCAATACGCAATTGGCCGAAACATTCAAAGCACAAGCTGTAGAAGCTTACAAGAACTTGGAAGCATTCAAAGTTCCTGGCTTTGACACCGTTGCTAAAAGTAAAAAATCCGGCGAGTAATTAACTCCGGGCAGATACAACTACGGTGTCGGCCAAAAGCCGATGCCGTTTTTCATTTATAAGGACACACGATGTTATTAGAAAGAATGTTAGAAAGGTTAGCAGAAATGTTTCCAAGCTCTAACTATCAAAGCCGCCTAGACGCTTATCTAGCAGACAAAGGCATTACCGATGCCGCTCAGTTGGAAAACTACATCCGACAATTTAACTATCAAAAGGAAAAATATCTATGAACTCAATCTTAAACTCAATTTGGTCAGTGTTAGAAGCATTTGGGCAAGCTCGTGCCGCTGCCAGTCTTGCTCGTCAGGGCAGAATTGATGAAGCCAAAGCTGTGTACAATGGACAACAATGATCCAGTAGAATCGGTGGTCAAACACATACACATTGTACTGCCCATTGTGGGTGCTGTACTGATGTTTATGTTGGCATTTATTGCCATCACCATGGCTTGATATGTTCATGGAATAACCAAAAGCCTCTGCTAAATATACTGGAGGCTTTTTTATGCACTTTAGAGAAATTGTTGAGTCATCGGGATACATTGCTAAAAACCGCAAGGAAGCCGTAGACCCACGCTGGAGTAGCAGTTTGACTGCGGATGTACACACAGATACCATGCGTAAACAATTGGCCGCATTTTATCCTACATCTGCACCTGCTGACGGGCAAGTTCAAGTCAAAGAAGCAAAAACAATGAAAAACAAACAATTACAAGAAGGCCAAGCCAGCGTCAATGTTCAGCAAGAATATGATGTCAGTCGTATTCAAAAACTTGCTGGAATTCAGAATTCCACAACAGTGGCAGGCACTCCTGTTGCTGAACGCATCAATGATGAAATTTACAGCGAAAAGGCCACGGAACTTGCGGCCGAACTAGAACAACAAGTTGAGCAATTGACACGAGCACTAGATGAAATTGAACAGACTATCAAATTCCACTTGCCAAGAGAATATGCCAACATGAAGGACTATACCATTGCACATATCAAAGCCGCAGTAGGTGGGTTTGGTTATGCAGAGAATCGTATGTCAAAATCTTTTGCCAGTCTAATAGAAGACCTAAACGAACACGGTTACGAAGACGAAGATGAAAATAAGTGAACTTGGCAGCGGTAAAACTTTAATCACGCAACTGCCGGTTGATGCGCCGGGCAACAGAATTGATGGTAAAAAATACCATCAAGCTGATGATGTAGACCACTCGCACATTGCTGACCTGCGTAGACTGGCCGGCCTGACATTGGGCACAGGCAAAGACCAAAGTGGCATAGACAGTCCACTCACACATGGCGGCAGCGAAAGAGCTGAATATCAACGCAAGAACCACATTGAGCCAGGAACAGAAGCTTGGTTCCGATTATGGTTTGCAAGACCAAGACTAACAGGCGAAAACCCATATGGAAACTAATCCAAATCCTGATCAATACCCAGTATACCCAGAAGACGATGGTACGGATCGACCACGAAATCCCTACAGTCCTGTATAAGAACACACTACCTTAGGACCTTATGGTTTTCAGTGTGGGGCGGCTACTGCCCTGGAACAAGTAGGAGTCGTGCCCGAAAGTTCCTAAAGTGTGCATTTTTGTTTTGTTAAATAACAGTATGATAACACTAGAACATGCTGAAATAAATTGGTTGTTAAACGGACATTGCAAGCTTCAATGTTCATATTGTCGACCCGAATGGAAAAACGGGCCAGCTGATAGACCGTTACAAGATTACCTAGAAGTTATTAAAAAACTTCAACTAACACGCTATTGTCACTACACTAAAGTACTTTGGAAACTTGGTGGAGGAGAACCTTTGCATTTTCCGTATCTTACCGAAGTACTACAGGCAATACGGGCTTGGCCGTCAACTATTAGATTGGATACCAGTGGCGACGATACATACTTTGCGTTATATCGGGTATTACATTTAATTGACTGGTTACATCTGACATATCACGAATGGCAAAATGATGATGTAGTTGGATTCATCTTAGATGAATGCAAGTCAAGGAACAAAAAAGTAACAATGGAGTTTCCTTTAATTCCTAGCCGCATTAACGAAACTAGAGAAAAGATAAAATATTATCAACAGCTAGGACTTGAATGTACGGAACAAATATTGTACGAGCCAGACGGAAGATTTATTAGGGCATACAGCCAAGTTGATGTTAATAGAATTTTCAGTCGCAGTGATGAAGCAACAACAGAAGACACCACTCCGGTATACACTGATTTAAGCATTATAAATTCTATTGATCCTGTGTATACTGGACTCCCGTGTTATGCAGGTGTTGATTGGATTCATATAAATCCAAAGGGATTTGTATCGTATAGTGAATGTGGCGGCCGTAATGAACACTTTAACGCATTTGATACAAATTGGCATGCTCCTGGTGATCACTTTGCTTGTACCGTGGGCCAATGTAGAAGTGAGAACGATCGTAAAAAAATACGGATCTCCGAAACCATGTTTGCAAAAAAATAGCATTTTTCCAAATGCCCAGATTCTGGACAATCTGTCAGTGAATACGCTATAAGTATTGGCATAGGAGAACTACTAATGAAAAAATTCATTTCAATCTTGTGTTTAGCTATGGCCGCATTAAGCGTACAGGCTAAAGACACCATTACAATCGTTTATGCTTGGGGGCCAGGCGACTCTGTTGCCAACTACCATCGCACCATTGCCAACGAAGCAAACAAAATCCAAGACAAATACACCTTTATCTTTGATACCAAGCCAGGTGCTGGTGGCGCTATTGCCGCTAACCATGTGTTGAATACACCTGCTAATATTTTGGCTCACAGTACAGCATTCTTTGTTCGTCCTGTTGTGTTCCCAAATGAAAGCTATGACTTGACCAAGTACAAAGAACAATATGTTCACTGTATGGCTCCAATGGCAGTGACCAGTACCAAGTACAAGACTGTCAAAGATGTGCCAACCAACGCAAGTGTTGGTATCAGTGGCTTGGGTGTTACCACACACTTGGCCGCCGTTGAGTTACAAAAGCGTTACCCACAGTTGAACATTGTTCCATTTAAGAGCACCAACGACAGCATGTTGAGCATGGTATCAGGTCAGACTGATTTGCACATTGGCTTTATCAGCGAAGCTGAACAGTGGAGCAAGGAAAATTCCCGTGCAGAGCGTAAGGTCACTGTGTTGGGCATCACAGGTAGCAAAGTTGTCAATGGATATACTCCATTGGCTCGCCAAGGTTTTGATGCCAGCTTTGCTGACATGAATGTTGGCCACCACATGTTGCTTCCAACCGGTGTTGATGAAGCCAAGCGCAAAGAGTTCCATGATATCTTTACCCGGGCATCAAAGACAGATGCAGTTCGTGCGGCCTATGCTGTTGACTATTGCGAACCACAAACTGTTGCTTATGATGGATTGGACAAGTTCTTTGCTTTCCATACAGCATACTGGAAAAAGCTTGCTAGTCAGATCAAGCTAGAAACCAAGTAATGAGGATTATTTGGTTTGTTCTAGGGTTGTTGTTGACTGCCAATGTGTTGGCCGCTGAAAAAATTTATGTGCAATATGGGGCGGCCGCAAGCCAATCAAATTTTGGCTCTTATGTAAAAATGTTAGAAGTTGCAAACACCATCCAAACCAAGTACCAATTTATTTTAGAGATCAAACCAGGTGCCAATGGCGTCCTGGCTCTGAGAGCAATGGATCAAAGCCCAGAAAATCGGCTGGCATCTGTTGCTCCTGCGTTTATTGAAAATGCCAATGCTGGCATGATCAATGATAGGGACTATGTCCCTGTCGCCGCTACCGGTGACACCTGTTGGGGCATTATTACCAATGTTGGAAATACTGCTCAAGGATTGGCCAGCCTAAAGGGTCAGAAAGAAATCACAGTGGGTGGCACTGGCTATGGCAATGCCGCACACCTGACATCACTGGTATTGGGCAAAGCGTATGGTTTTAAAGTTAGATATATTGTTTACAAATCAAACTACGATGCACTCAGAGACATGGCCAGCGGGTTGGACATTAACTTTGTAATTGAAACTGTGCAAAATTATCAAACCTTTAAGACAAGGCTTCCGCAGATGCAATTGCTGGGAATAAATTGTCCCAAGCGTGTGGCCTCAGTGCCCGACATCAAAACAGTCCGAGAGCAAGGATTTGACACACCAAGTATTTTCTTTGGCACAGTTGCCCATGTTAAAATGCCAGCAGAAAAGCGCAAAGAAATTATCAAAATACTAAATGAAGCAGTGATTAAAACAACCGCAGATTTGGCACTGGCTGACATTATTCCTCCACAGAGTTTTACTCCGCCCATGGACCCTGTTGAATTTATAGAAAAACGCTGGATGTTGATGCGGGTTTTAACTCACCAGTTTGCCCAAGAAATTAACTCAACAAAATAATTTTAAATGGCCTTTTAACTGGCTTGTGTCCTAGTTTGTATAAATAAGCTTGAGCCGACAAGCTCATCTAAAACAGAGGACATTATAATGACAACAAAATTAACATGGGTTCTAGCACATGAACCGTATGATTTATTTTTAAGAGCCGCTGAGAAATTCTCAAAGGAAGTTAACGAAAAAACTGCTGGCGCATTTGAAATCGAAATTCTTGGTCTACAAGAATACGCTGACAAATACCAAGCAGGTAAAACAATTAACAACCGCTTCGAATTACTCGACATGCTAGAAAGCGGTGAAGTACAATTGAGCCAGATGTATACTACTACATTGGGTCAATTAAGCCAAGACATGTTTGTACTTGACTTACCATTCCTTTTCGAAGGTCACGATCACGCAGAGCGTGTATTAGATGGTGCCATTGGTCAACAGTTATTTGCCAAGTTAGCCGAAGAATCAAAAGTTCAAGGTTTAGCTTTCACATACTCAGGTGGTTTCCGTATCATTCCAGCCACAGAAGCTGTTGAAAAGTTAGAAGACCTACGCGGTATGCGTGTTCGTATTCCAGCTAGCCCAGTTGCCAAAGATACATTTGAAGCAATCGGTGCTGTTCCAGTTGAAATGGCCATTGAACAATTGGCAGGCGCTTTGGCTTCTAAAGAAGTTGATGCTGGTGAAAGCACATACCCACGCATTTATGGTATGAAGCAAGCCCAACATGCCAAGAGCCTGGTTCACAGTGAGCACAGCTTGTTCTTGACAAGCTTGATCATCAACAAGGATCTATGGAATTCGTTTGATACAGCAACTCAGCAAATTTTTGCTGATGCCGCGTTAGCTGCCGCTCGCATTGAACGTCAAGAAAGTATCGCTGACATTGCACAAACACAAGCTCGTGCAGTTTCAGAAGGTATCAATGTTGTTCACTTATCAGCAGAAGAGCAAGCAGAATTCAAGTCTGTGACTGCTCCTTTGCATGTCAAGTACGACAGTATCTTTACACAAGGTTTGATCGGTAAAATCAAACTAGCCTAATATCTATTAGGTGGTCCAAAGGGTATGGCTTCGGTCATACCCTTTTTTTATGATCGGTTGACAAGCTGGTTATTCTTTGCTATACTGTACAAACTTAACTCTAGAAAGTGTTTTAATGAGCATGCATTTAGAAGGTCCGTGGCTCAACACCACCGGCAAACGAAAAGGCAAAAAGAAATTTGCCAGTGCAGAACATGCACGAAAGGCAAGAGAATTGGAAGAAAGCTGGCTAGAACTGCTCAAGCGACAAGGTGTAGAGCAAGAAGAACGCAAGCGAAAGCGAGCCATGTCGGCACCCAGTCTGAGCTCTGTGTACAGGTTGACAATACCCGAGGGCCGAAATACCACTGCCCATATCAAAAGTCTCAATAGCGGATTGGGCTCTGCCACATTGGCACCGGCCAAGGTGTACACTGGAGATAAAGTCAAAGGTATTGCAACCATGCACAAAAGCAATGCAGTACCTGTTTTTAGCAATGAGGAAGCAGAGGACATCAGCCGGATGCGTAGGTAAATATTAACTCAGGAGTTCACTATGAAAAAACTTATTTTGGCTTTATCAATTTTAGCATTGTCAGGATGTTCCAGCAGACAGTTGATTCCTGTGGTGGCGGGCGGAGTTGTGGGTTACGCTCTTGGATCTTCTAATAATACTGTTGTTGTAAGACAGCCTGCACCTGTTGTTGATCGAACTGTTGTCATTACCGAATCATGTGCCCGTTATGCTTCGTATGGTGAAAAAGAATCGTGTATGCGTGGTGTACATCAGCGTCAAGTGGAAGAACAGCGCCGCAGAGAAGACCAAGCATATCGCCAAGGTTTAGGACGATAACCAATGACAGTGACAGATGTATTTGACACCTGGTGTACTGAGTACTCTGTAACGCATGAAGAACTGTTGGCTGAGGGAACGGGCGTTTGGCGAGACCGTTTGATCAACCGAGGGCTTCTGATCATCAAAGGACTGCCTCCAACATTGACTGATGCTGAATTTCATGCAGTGGGCTCTAAGTTTGGACAACTATGGACCAGTGAAGAATATATCAAAGCCAGTGTTGGTGATCCAACACTGAATAAAGACATACAGTCGCCGGTGAGTTACTTTAAAACAAAGAACACTCGCTGGAAAGACAATGACATGAAGTATCATGCAGACATGGCACACATTGGAGCAAAGAGTCTGCCATTCCGTGCATTGTACATGGTACGAAGTGCCAACAATGGCAGTGGTGATACCTATTGGTTAAACGCTGAAGTTGCGTATGAGCAATTTACCGAAGTAGAAAAACAGTACTACAAGAATGTTGACATATACCAACATTTTATGTACAGGCCAGGTACAAATATTACCAAGTTTCCGTTTTTGAAAACAAATCCGTATTCTGGTAAAGTAAGTCCTAGAGTAAACTGCTATGGTCCAGAACATACCTGGATTCACCATGTTGATAGGAATGGCATGAAAGTCGAGAAGATGATGGCCTTTATGGAAAATCTATACCGCTTGTGCGAAAGCAAAAAGGATACATTTTACAAACATCATTGGTCCAATGGCGATATATTAGTTTATGACAATTGGAATGGTGTGCATCGCAGAGATCCAATAACATTTGATCCAGGTGAACCAGATAGATTGCTCAAACGATTGACCTTTAATTGACAAACAAAAACCGCCCCTTTAAGGGGCGGTTTTTTAATACAATTAATACAACTAAGAATTAATATGGATTGTAGTTTGGCAAGTCAATGACTGTGGTAGTTGATGTAATACCATTGGCAGTATTGTATGCGTCACGGGTGGCAATGTTTCCCTGGATAGTTGTGTTTGCTTGCCATTCAGCATAACGCTCTGGGTTAGGGAAAAATAGTGTACGGATTTTGACAAGACCGTTACCGATATTTCTTTCACCAATCACGGTGGCACTTGGCTGAGCTTCAAGCGCGGTTTTGTTTTCAGCAGACAACAGATAGAATGCTGTAGAGGTGTCGACTCGTTTTTGTTTTATAATTACTAATTTGCAGGCCATAATAATGTGGCTCCTTAAATGTTTATGCAAAATCATCTGCATCTTTTATTTAGTAAAACCCTACTTTTTGTCTAAATTAGGGCTAAAAACCCGTAAAAATAGCGGGTTTTTATGTGGTAAAAACACAACAAAAAGTACTGCTTTATTGTTGTAAAAATACAACAAAAATAGGCTCAAAAAAGTCAAAAAACGCCCTGAAAACGGTTGACGAGTGGACCTAAATACGCTATAATAATAACATGAACTGCAAAAACACTCCAACACAACGCAAGCGCCGCACCGATCGCAACCATGCGATATATGAGCTGTTCTGCGAAGTCACTGGCGACAGCTACATTGGTATCACTGTAGTTGATGGCTCTGCATTGAGCTCCGTGCGTGGACGCTTTAACCGTCACCTAAGCCGTGCCAATACAGAAAGCAAGAACTGGAACTTGTGCGAAGCACTTCGTACATATGGTCGTGAAGGCTTTACACCTTACTTGTTAGAAGTTGTGCGTGGTAAGACAGCGGCTCATGCTCGTGAGCGTGAATTGA